TTATTCGCCAATCAGCTCATCAAATTTTTCTGCAAGGCTCTGATCACGTCCAGGAAGAACATGACCGTAAACTGAAAGTGTGATACTAGGATCGGCATGGCCTAACCGTTCAGACACTTCATTTATATTTGCTCCGCTGGAAAGTAGGATCGTAGCATGGGTATGGCGCAGGTGGTGGAAGGTCATTCCTGTATATCCGAATTTAGTTGCGAGATTAATATATCTATGGTATAGGTTATCTCGTTTGACCGGATTGCCTTTATCATCCGTAAACACTAAATCATTTGGCCCGGTAGGTAACCCTTTGGCTTCCTGCTGCTTTTTATATTCATCCAGTACACTCATTGCCCGCTCGGTCACTTTGACGCTCCTGGTGCTTGTCAGGTTCTTTGTGCGTGGCCGCTTCTCATATTCGTCAGTTTTAATTTTATGCAGGGTCTGGTCTATTCTGATTATTTTATCGTCCCGCCATATCTTACTCCAGGTGAGGCCCAGTAACTCTGACTGCCTGGCTCCGGTATAGGCAGCGACATAAATAATTGCATAGTCATGGTGATAGATTATGTCTTGTAAATATTTATTTAATTGCTTTCCATCCAGTACGACCCATTTTTCTTTATCCTTGGACTTGGAAGCGGCGGGGGTTAAACCCTTGGCTGGATTAGCAGGGATTTTCCCCATGGTTACAGCATGATTAAGGGCTTGATTGAGAATTGTATGGACATAGCGTACAGTGCGGGGTGCAAGCTTTTTTTGCGGCGCATTTGCGGTCGATAGTTTTGAATACAAGCCCATAACGTCCTCTGGTGTTAAATCGACCAACAACTTTTTCCCGATATGTGGTTTAATATTTATCTCAATAATTCTTTTAGCTCTATCAAGTGTATTCCGCTCCCAACTAAGCAACACTATAGCGTCCTTGTCTATCCAGTTATTCAACCAATCTTCAACCGTATCCGTCGGCTTAACTTCTTCCGGATGCTCCAGTTCATATACCCAATTTACAGCGTAAGTTATAGCGTCTTTTTGGGTGCCGTAAAACGTGCGATATTTACGCGGGTATGCCGCTTCGTTTGGATTATCGCTTTTACCCATGTTAGCAACAATTTCATACTTTTGACTTTTTATAATTTCTATTATTTTATATGTAATTTGCTTCTTCATTTGCTGCACACCTTTCTAATATAGCTTAAGCGACCCCTTTCAGGATATCGCCTCCGTGAGCAAAGTAATAGCATAGTTTATTGCAAAAATAAACCCGGCCGAAGCCGGGCATCTAAATCACAAATTCTCGTTGGCCACTGATTTTAATAAGGTAGCTGATCGGGTTATTGCTCTATGGATTTGCAGCAAGGCATAGGTGCCCAGGAAAACCCACAAATAAGAGACCCACGTCTTATTCACTTCAAGGACGGGATATACTTCCAGCAAAATACTGTAAAAAACAAATATAAAGGCTATATGCAACGATCTCCAAATATAGCTCATCAACACGGATAATTTATCAATGCTTTTCATAAAAGCAATAGCCTTACCGTTGCTCGAAAGTATAATTCCGGCCAAGGTTCCAACGAAACCAATGAATATTGATATAATTATTAGAATATTAGACATTAAATTGGGGTTACTTAATAAAGAAAAGTTTATGTTCGTAGAAATAAAAGTGACGATTAAAGCCGTTGCCAAAGGATAATACTTTTCCAACCACAGTGCTGCACCTGACATTTTCCGCACCTCCTAGCCTCTAAAGCGATTTATAGGCACTTATTTCTTTTCTTTTATCATTATAAACCTTATATACAGCTTGCATCAAATCTTCCGGAGGTATAAATCTGTGTTTTAACTCCATTTTCTCTTCTTGTGTTAGTTTACGTTGAATAAGTTCTAATGGTTCAAGTGTATCGTCATCAGTTTCCTTGCCCTTAATATAAATACTTTGCACTAACTGGTCGTTTGAAGATTTTAATTTTAATAGATTGCGTACTGATTCTATTATTTTTTGGAAGGCCATTGTTCCCTCGCCGGCAAACTGCCCCATACTAAGTTCAACTGCAACCGTTCGTGATTGATAGTGATTTGCCAAAGTTGCAGCTTCTTTGACGGATTTTTCAGCATAATTTGAAGCATCAGTTGGGTTTGCTATTTTGTATTTAAACGTGGTAAATTTTTTCATTTTGTTTAATCGCCTCAACGCATCACTGTCAATCATAATGCTGAGTTCTAAGTCATTAATACCGGTGATTATGCCGAGTAGGTATAAAAATGAGCCCGCCTTTACTCCGTTTGCATTGCGCTGCAGTATAAGCGTTTTATAACCAGGGATCAGGGCGAATGCTGTGACGCTTGCAGTACCTTCGTGGTCTGCAAGTCCAAGTTCCGTAAGATCCCGGTCAGTAAGACTTCCTTTTAGTGGTAATTCCTTAGTGTTGAGTTTGCTGCAATAACCTATATAAATATTATCTTGCTCTTTATACTCCCAGCTTTCTAATCTTACGTTTTGGTATTTATATTTATACCATTTGCCTAAAAGCGATGATTTATCCTTTTCCAACTGTTTGTTTAGTCTTTTATAATCATCATAATCCAGGGAGTAAAAGTCGAATGTTACAGGTTTTTTTGCCATTAGTAACCCTCCTCATTAATTTGAATCTCATCCTAAAATTTATTTTCATGATTGATCAAAATATTATCCCCAATTGGTGTTTTAGGCACCAACTGCAGCGGCGTTTTTCTCCATGAGAAGTTTTGCTTTTTCTAAACGTTCAAAAAATTTCGCTAGTTTAACGTCCCTATCCACCCGATCCGGGGAAACGATATTTTCAAATACCCAGATTGCATGAGATATTACTCGAACCTCATTGTTATAATCTTTCCTCTTGCGATATATAATTGCTAACCGATCATAGGGATAGTTGCCTTCAAAGTTACTTTCGATCAACAATTCATACAGCCTGACAGCCTCATCCATGTTGCCTTCTTTTTCAGCCGCATGGGCTATCGACATACGATTTTCTATTAGATACTGCTCACGGCAACTAAGATATACTTCATAAGTAACCATACAATCGTTTAATGCTCTATGATAACCGTCTGATATAATACTCAGATTACGGCAAACGGTTTCAAGTTTATGATTTTCAAATTCCGGATAATAATGTCTGCAAAACCTCAGAGTATCAGCGACAATTAAATCTAAAGAGGCGCTTGAATTTGCTTTTAGGAAATTCGCATCAAATGAAGCGTTATGAGCAACAATAGGTAAATCTTTAATAAAACTAATGAACGCAGGCATTATTTGATCAATGAACGGAGCGTCTTTAACCATTTGGTCATTTATACCGTTGATTTTTGTGATTGATTTAGGAATCGACTGCCTGGGATTAACATATGAATTAAAGGTATCGATAACAGTCCCGCCAATTACTTTTACTGCTCCTATCTCAATAATTTTATCATTTGCAGGGGAAAAACCAGTGGTTTCAAAATCAATCACAACAAAATCGGAATATAACGGTTCGTAAGCATAATTATATAAAAATCGTGTGTCAACAATCGGACGCTTTACGGTATTAATCTCACATTCAGTTTCTGGGATCTCGACAAGAGTTTTTACATAGGTTAATACTTCTTCATCCGAATATTTATGTATTTTTTTCTCGTCATCAGTGTTATCAGGAATATTCTTGACCGCGACCGGCTTAGCCCGATATGGAAAATGCTTTTTATAATCTCTGACAAAACTGATCAAAACGGGAACACCAATACACAGACCTATCATTGCAAGGACAAGATTGGTACCATCAAAATTTGTGATCGTTTCGATAAAACCAACAATGCCTAAGGGCAAAAACAATAATATAAGAATAAACTTAACAACCATTTTGACAATTTTCAACGACTAAGCCTCCCCCGAATAGCACAAAAACCGCCACATTCGTAGCAGTTTATATTAGTGCAAATATAATAAAAAAATTAATTAAACGTTTTATAGTATTTTAATATTAACCTCTGAGCTTTTTAGCAATCGCCACCTGGCCAGCAAGAATTTCCTTTACCTGTCCCACTTTTAACCCAGCCTGATTAGCAAGTTCAATCACTTCCGTCCATTCTTCATGCTCTGGCACCGCGATATAGTTCTTATATATCTGATAGCCAGGAGCATCTTCACGCACCAGGGCAACCATTACGCCACCGATCCGGTACCCGTCACTCATATTAATTTCCGAGTAGTTTGGATTTGCCGGCCGCAATACAGCTCCATGGCCATTGGCGTCATAGTAATATTTCAGCGTAGCATCGCTGAAGCCAGCGGACTGATCCTGCAATGCTACAACTATCTGACCCGATTGGGCAGCATCAGCCTTTTTACAGATGACCAGGTCGCCATCCAAAATACCGGCTCCGGTCATGGAGTCGCCCTTCACCCTCAATACGAAATCCGCCTGCATTGAATCGGGTACGTCCAGATAGCCTTCAATATTTTCATCGGCCAGGATCGGGAGGCCGGCGCGGATAGTGCCGAGGATGGGAATGCTCCCGGATTCAACTGCCTCAATACGATTAATCCTGCCCCTTCTTTGCATAGTTGACAAACCAAAATAATCACGCAATGCATTTTCAAGCTTTGAAGTTAGGTTATCCCTTTCTCCTCGCTCTATCATGCTTAAATATGCAGAAGATAGACGCACGTTATATTTCTCTCTAATCTCTTTGGCGGCTACTTCTTGACTTAATCCCTTATCTTCTCGGAATATTTTTATTTGATCGCCAAAATTCACAAATATACACCTCTAAATATAGTATTAACCCATAGTTAAATATTTCCTCTAAACTGACAGTAAAAATTTAATTAATAATTAACTGATAGTTATTGACAATAACTAAACTGATAGTTTAGAATGCTCTCAGGAGGTGATACAAATGCGAATTGGCAAATACAAAAATAAAGTAAAAGAATACCGCGAAGCTATCCCGATTACACAAGAAGAACTAGCTGAACGATTGAGGAAACGGGGGCTTAAAGCCACCGGAGCATATATAAGCCAAATTGAATCGGGTCTAAAAAATGTTCCCTATGGATTAGCCGTGGCTATCTGCGAAGAGTTAGGGCTTGATTGCTATCAGGTTACTGAAATTTTTTTGCCCCAATATTTCACTGGTAGTTTAGGAGACGAGCCCACCGGAACCGACTCATAACCAGTATTGCCAGGGACTGGTTGAGATAAACAATAAGAGAGGGGAGAGATAAGCGTGAGACAGTATTTGATTATTGGAAATGGCGAAGTTAAGGACAACCTTACACTCAAAAAACGGATTGTAACAAACCATATTCACTCAGTCTACGACACAGAGGAAGAAGCATTACGCTTAGCCCACTGGATAAACCAACTTCAAACAGGCTTAAATTACCACGTTGAAGAAAAAGTATACGCTTTTCCCACCGCAGACATTGCCGACGGATGGACCGTTGGTACCCTGGTAATCGAAGACCAGCAAGCTTATCTGCAGTTGGAAGATGATTCAATAATTCCTGCAACTGGAATTATTGAGATTAAAAACGGTGACTTCTGGGAACGGCCTGATTATCCTTTTTGGCTTGCAACGACCAAAGAAGGCTGGCCGGCTTACGCTGGCATGCGTGCCCGGATCCGCCCGCAGCAAAATTAATTTTGGCAAATCGCCCACCAAACGAGTGGGGTAGGAAAGGGTTGAGAAATTTTGGAATCATTATGGAACTCAAAAATGATCATTACTTACTTAGATATCGATTATTCAACCTTCTTAAATATTATCCACGACGATGTTACCTGCCCGGTTCGAAAAGTGGGCGGCCAATGGAAAGCTGATCCGGCAGAACTTAAAGAATGGTTCAGATCTCAGGGCAAACAGACTAACACCGGAAATGTAGTCGAAATCAACAGGTCTCGCCGTGGTAGGCCCCCACTTAGCGGTACCAGTCCGAGAACAAAAGCCAAATAGGGGAAGGAGGTAGCTACCCAGCCCAGAGGGGAGATCAGAACCGGGTAGCCGGACTAAATTTTCAAAGAGCGGTAGGGCAAGTTCTATCTAATACATTACAGCGAAGGGAGGTGAAAAGAAATGTATAAGGATGCGAGAAAGGCAGCGGGTTTGAGCATAGATGAGGCTGCATTTAGGGTGAATGTTGCATCAAGAACTCTATGTAATTATGAATCTGGAAAGAATACACCAGAGCCCGATGTCGTATTGGGAATGAGCAGGGAATATCGGAAGCCTGAAATGATTCAAGAGTATTGCCGCGAGAACTGTGCCATTGGTAGGACTTATGGATATGAAGTGCTGAACGCCATTGACACTAACCCCAGTGCAGTTTTAATGAAGCTGCTGAATAAGCTCGAGGATTCCCACCCGGAGCTTAAATCCCTGGCCAGGATCTTGGTCAACAAGCGGACCCGGGATGATTTTACCGACTGCGAATGGGTGGATCTTTCAGGGGCAGCTCAGAAGCTATTTGACATTGAACACAATATATCAATATTAAGGATGGTTTTTGTTGCGCTTGATCAGAAGGCGGCTGAGGAGTTAGTGGCCGAACACAACCAGAAGTGCTGGCAGAAGGGATATGCCAGAAAAGAAACAAGACCGCTTGTCACAGCGGCCCGATAAAAAATAACTTAACGATAGTTTAACACAATCTTATTTAGTTAGGCAAGGCAAAAGGAGGCCGAATAAGTGAATATAAACGCGACATTTGATCGCCTACATGGGCTCATTACAGAAATAATAGGACAATATAATCACCTGATAACTCAGAACATGCAACTTGAAGCCCAACTAGCAATTACAGAGAATGCGTTGGAGCTGTCCTGCCAGATGGTTCACGGCAATGGATGCCCAATGTTTCATGAATTGTGGATGCTTCCTCACAAAGAAAAACCGTACAGAAATATCGAATGTGATAAATGTACGGAAACTTACGGCGATAAACCACCTATAGCTAAATGCTGGCGCGACTATTACCTCCAGCAAGCCAAGGAAAACATCGAGAAGGGAGCGGAAAAGCAATGCATAAATATCCACGCTGTAATGAGATTGTAACCGTCCTGGCCGGAACTCCACCCGGATCATTATTTGCATATGCCTGTAAGCCATGCGCCAAGTTCATGTGGGCGATGTACGATCGGGAGCAGGGCCTGGATTTGGACAACCTAACCAAAGCGCGTGCCAGTTATGTTCCTAACAGACAGCCGACTAACAGACACGCTATAATCGCGGGAATCGCACGAGATCTGGGGGCCAACGTTAACGAAAATGACGTAAAGCTAGTATTCGCAGCAGAGCGGATTGAGTATGAAGAACGGACCGGGAAATTTGCATCCGGTGGAGTGGCCAGGGCAAAAGCCATGATATAAAAATTTTTACCTATCAACCATGGTAAATCATACCAACAGAGGGGAGCGGAGGGAATGAAACAGCAGGCGATAACTCAGCATTATTACAAAGAGACGGACTATTATATCCAGTTGGTGACCGAGGACAAGGAAGCCGCCGAAGTGGCTAAGCTGAACCGCTGGATGGATCAGGTCGGATGGACGTTTGCCATTATAACCGGGCTGGCTTTCCTGACGGTAGTGGTTGCCCAGTTGGGCATAAGGTTCGGGTGGTAACGCTGTGGAACCATATCAATTCAGGCAAAAACAAAGCCTGCCATATGAACAGAAGATAGCTCATGCGGAAAGAATGGCTCGTGAGTTTTTCGATCACATGGACGGAGACGTATTTTGCAGTGTCGGTGGGCTTGATAGTATCACCTTACTTATATTCCTAAGAAAGTATGTTAGCAAGGACATTCCTGGGGTGTCAATATCTACGCTTGAGGATAAGACTATCCAGCGGGTCCACCGGCAATTGGACAATATCACCTATTTGAAACCGCTAAAAAGCAAAGTCCATGTCATTCGGGAATTTGGCTACCCTGTCATAAGCAAAATGAAGGCCCGAAAAATCGAACATTTACAAAAGCCTGATAATCCCAAACAGACATATATTCACGCCATAATGACTGGAGATATGGGGGAGCAAGGCAAGTTTGAACATAGCGACAAAATAAAACTTCCGGATAAATGGCTGAGGTTATTTGCAGGCTTATACAACGAACACAGACCTGATCTGGAATGCCAAATTGCCCCCTTCAAAGTTTCCGACAGATGTTGTCCATATGGGTGCCAGTCCTGAGAATAATACACCGTTTGGTCTGTATAACAAAGCAGTTGGTTCCGGTTTTGCTGGCAGCGGCCATATAAAGCACCATCCCGAGCAGGCACCGGTGCGTAATTTTTGGTTTGGAGATGTACGAAAACTAAAGGGCAAAGACATTCTGAATGCACTCGGAATGAAAGAAGGGGACATTGACTGTGTTTGCGGTGGACCTCCCTGCCAGGGATTCAGCGTGGCCGGAAAACAAAACATAGCAGACCCACGCAATAATCTTGTCTATGAGTTTGGCAGAATGATTGTCGAGCTTCAGCCTAAAACGTTTGTTATGGAGGAAGTGCCCGCAATCTTAAATTTTTTCGATCCGGATGGCATACCCGTTCTTGATAAATTCGCCATGATTATATCAGAAGGTGGGTACGGAAAATGGGAAAACATCAAAAAGGGAATGCTCATGCAAGCTGGATGCGCTGCAGGGATGAAAAGCATGCGCGGAAACGCCAAACTTAAAAGAACTTCGGCCAACCGGAAGAAAAAAGATAAGACCACAGAACGGGAACAAATATCATTATTCGAATAATTATGGGGTGGTGATTGCCCGTGATGGTTAAAATACACACTTCCGCTGGATGGCAACCAGCAGAGTAGATTGAGCTTTTTCGGGGGGGTTACTTATGACTGATATAGATAAATGCTGCGGTACTTGCGCTAGGTGGCAACAGGACAAGCAAGAGAACAGGCCTAAAAAGATTCGGACGATGTTTGTAGGTATCTGTGGACTTGACGGTAAGAGCAGGGATTTCGGCGCAATGACAGGGTGTTTTGGCTGGAAGGAAGCTGATCCGTGGGTCATAGAGGCCAGGGGAAAAGACGGGATTATTTAGCAGGGGGACAAGCCCAAAGGGGCTTTAAATAAACAAATGAAGGGAGAGGGTACCATGCCAGGTTGGGAAATGAACGATCAGCTGGACCTGAAAGCCGTAGGGCTTGAAGCAGATTTTCAGCGGGAGTACAAGCGTGTTATTGCAGCTCTTGATAAAGGAGAAAAAGGCAGTATCACTATCAAGATGGAGATCAAACGCTCCAAAGAAATGGATACCATGGTAGAGCTGGCTTCATCTATAGCATCTACGGTTCCGGCCAGGAAAAGAAAAACCATGGGTCGGTTGGGTGAGAATTGCATCTGCATCGAGGCCGAAACAGAACCCCAGAACAATGTTCTTACTTTATTTGATGGAAAGGCAGGTATACCAAATGAAGGATAATATTAAAATCGACGTTAACTCGGCCCCAGGAACTGAGACAATATTTATTAAATATCAAGAGCCCCGGGAATATATTCTTCAGGGCACTAGGTACCAACTACGCAGCACCCAGGCTGTAATAGATCTCATTAATAAACGTGGATCGGCTGAGAGCACACAGATATTCTATGTCGATTCAGATATTCCCAAAGTGCAGGTAATACTGAATGATACTATTTCAGATCGGGATAAAGATCTGGCTGTTTATTCGTTTGAACACTCCGGAGATTTAGCAGAATGGGAAGAAATTCTTAATGATTGGATCGACCAGAAGACCTTTATAAATTTCTTGAAGCGCCGTGATGTTTTGGTAGAGTTTCCGGAAGTTATGGGCATTCAAGCGGCAGTTCAACAATTGAAAATGGCAACTCAAATAACCGGAGATTACAGTTACGATGATCGTAACAATTATACCTTTGCAATAAAGGTAAACGATATGGAAGGCACCACCAGGATGCCCAATATTTTTGAAATTCACATCCCTATTCTTAATGAATCCGATTTAATCATGGATGTTGATATTGAGTTGGAGATCGGCAAACCGAAAGAACCAGGTCAGAAGCCAGCATTCCTCCTAACCTGTCCAAAGCTGTCCAGATACATCAAAGAATCCGTAACCCATGAAATCGACAAAATTAAGGCCGCGCTGCCTGATTATAACATCATGGCTGGAAGTATTAACTAAATCAAATTAGGGGAGCCGGGGGATCCCGGTTCCCCTAATACATACAGTAAGAATCCAAGGTGAGGGGGGAAGTGGATGCCAGTTGGTGATAGGGATAGTCTTAAAGCTGACCTGGATGACGGTTATACAAAGATATCCAACTTAATTTTGGAAGCCCTGGCCATGTGCAAGATCAGTAGCGTCCAGAAAGGTATCTGTTTATTCCTCATGAGGCGTACATATGGATGGGGTAAGACAGAGGATGCTATTTCATTAAAGGATTTTTCTTTGGCTTGTGGTACGAGTCAGCCATATATTTCCCGGCAACTAAAAGAACTTCTCAAAAAAAACATTATCCTCCGGATTAATTATGAGCCAGGCAAGACACCAGTTTATTCATTTAATACAAGGGTTGCACAATGGGACAAGGGTTGCATAAATGTGCAAGGGTTGCACGAATGTGCAAGACAAGGGTTATACGAATGTGCAAGGGTACCCTTGCACGAATGTGCAAGGGTTAACCAGGAGTCGACCTTAGAGCCATCGGAGACAGAAGCACCCCTAAAGAAAGAGTTAAAGAAAAAGAAAGAAATTAAGATATATACTCCCGACTTAAATGAATTTATTTTATCGAGTTTTTTGTTGGAAAAGATTCTCGATCATTTGCCTAGCTTCAAGCAGCCGGATATGCAAAAATGGGCCGCCCACATGGATGCCGTTTTAAGAATTGACGGGCGTGATCCTCCTGAGGTAAAAGCGGTTATTATCTTCGCCCATGTCGATCCATTTTGGAAAAATAATATCCTGAGCGTGGATAAACTACGCAAACAGTATGACCAGCTTAATGCCAAAAGACTGTCGCAAGCAAGAAAGGTGGTGAATATGGATGCTAACCGATACAAGAACGATGACTACACTGGATGACAATATTCCTTTCCGGGAACCTCTGCAGCGCGGATATATCCAGGTAGGCGGAATCGAAGAGTGCATATGTGATCATGATTTTTATAACACTGGCGATCCCGATCGGGGGCACGGCTGCGGCGGTGTATATTATCAGAGATATTATATCGATTATCAACAGACTCTGCATTGTGAGCGCACTCCGTGCAGCTGCATGATACCTATATTGCAAATAAAGGAGAACGAAAGGCAGCGCGAGAGTGTTCAGTCTCAAAAGGATCTTTTATTCCAAATGTGCCAATTCTATTTCGGCCAAAACAATCTGCTTTACGATGAGTCGCACAAACATATGACTCTGGAAAGCTTTAGGCCTGGAGATCCCAGCCAGGCGGAAGCGCTCGTAGCACTTAAAGGGTTTGAAGTTGGCAAAGATGGTATTTGTCTATACGGCGATTCAGGCCGAGGCAAGACGCACCTCGCTTTGGGAGTGGCTCATCAAGCGACTAAAAAAGGCCATATCGCTTTGGCGATTAAAAGCATCGATTTGCTCAACCGGATCAAACGGACGTATGACAAAAAAGACGATGCTTCGGAGGCGGACATCATGTTTGCCCTGAAAAACGTAGATTTATTAGTGATTGATGAGGTAGGCATAGAAAAAACCACCGAATGGGTTACTGCTAAGTTTTACGAGGTGATCGACAGCCGACATAAACGTCGATCAACCATTTTCACCACTAATTTCACCGGCAACCAGCTAAAAGAGAAAGAGGGCATGGCCTTGGTGTCGCGGATGTGGGGAACTGGAATGCGGTTCGAAATCCAAGGCAAGGATTGGAGGGTTGCGTGATGGCAGGGGTAATCAAGCCGCCTTATCCATATCCAGTCGCGTTCTGTTGGTACTGGGGGAGCGAACTGTCACGGAAAGATGTTATTAAAAAAGGGTGTATGGATTCGGCCAAACAAATTGATGGCAAATGCAAGCATTACCAGGCCTACGGGCGCAAAGCTCAGGCCAATTAAAAAACGGGGGAGGGTACAGAGTGAGGCAAAAGCAGAATGGGTGGTACAAAGCAACTGAAAAGCTGCTATATACATACAAAAGCTTCCCGATCAGGATCATGTCTTTGATGCAGCAGATCGAAATGGTCCGGCAGCGTTTGGAACCCAGCATGATAGCCAGCTATGAATTGCATGAAGGCGCTACCTACTCTGTATCAAATCCAGTTGAAAAATCCGTAATCGACCGGATCGAAGGCGATGCAATTTTGAAACTTCAATGCAAAATTAAAAATCTCGAAGTTTTAAAACAGATAGTCGAAGTGTCGGTCGACACCATGCTCGATTCGGAACAAAAACGCCTAGTTGAAAAAATTTATTATAAAAAGCATACCTGGCAAGAAATAACCATCGATATGAGCATCGATAAAAATACTTATTATGATAGCAAAAATGAGATCGTAAAAGTATTGGGATGGTGTTTCGGGTACCTGCCTGATGAAGAGGTTGAATCGGTGCTCGGAATGTTTATGGATCAGGCGCTGTGGAAAAAAGCGAAAGCGATATAGGGGAGGTAATCGGATGTTAAACGATGCTAGAACAAAGATACAAACCGAAATGGACCAGAATGCAAGCGATCAGTATATACAAGTGATCGGAGATTTTATTTTGCAGCATCTCGAGGCTAATCCGGGTGATGCTAAAAAGATCATGCAACCGGATAAGACTATTGCTAAAAGCTTTAATAAGTTAGAGAAGGCAGCCTGGGCTAAGAAAAATAATAAAAATTATGCCATGATCCCGCCCCAAGAAGGCCTAACCATTGTCTTGAAATATTTTGGAATACAAGGAGAGGCGATAGTCACTTCGCCAACTCCATTGACTCCGGTACCGGAAAAGAAGTCGGCTGATTTCGATATCCGGCTGGAAGATCTCTTGTAGGAGGTGCGCGAATTGTTAAAAGCTGAATTAGTGATACCTCAAATGTTTTCGGCCTACGCTGAAAGCATCGAATATCTATCCAATGGCCTGCACCACTACCAATACTTCTGCGAAGAGTGCAAACTAATATTCTCCGTAGCTTGGGGGAAGATACCTGGAAGCATGAGTTGGTATGAGCTTGGAAAATATATTACTTGCCCTAATTGTGGTATGCATCACGAAAAATACGTAGCTTACATCAAGCGCAATGAACTGGTCCCTTATAAACTGCGCCTAGCCGTTAAGGAATACAAAGAGTTTGTTGCCCTGGAAGTAACCGGAGATGCGTCATATTTCAGTGATTATTTACACTTTAAAGCGAGGAAGTACAAAGAAACATTCCGGTTTAATGTGTTCACCCAGACCGTTACTTTTACATCCACCGACGGTGAAACTATGGAGCTTGGCAGCCCCTTCAAACTGGATCTACTTGACGGCAAGAAAAGCATTCTTAGATTTTTCAAACTCAACTGTTTGGCCAACGCAGAACATAAATCAGAGCTGAACAATATTTTAAAAGTCCTTCGGGAAACCGTACAAAATAAACTCGACAAACGCATTGGACATAAAGTCCCGTCAATGTTTATAAACTGCGGTAGTTATTGCGGAATATTCCTGTTGCCAATCTTGAACATTGCGTATCGGGTTGCATGCCCTGATGCACCCAATCTTCCTGCTGTGTACCGCGAAGATAAAGCAAGGATTGAAACCTTTTGGCGGGATAGGATGATCAATGACTTTGATTATTTTAACAGCGTAATGGAGCAGACCCGTAATAAAAAAGACTTTGTCACAGCGCTGATCAACGCCCAAGAACTGCCAAACAAACCGGCCGTAAGACGGATCCTGACAGATGATCCATTTAGGGTTAAGCTGCTCGCTGAAGCTTTTCCCCTTTGTAAAAATTATGACTGTGCAATCAACCTCTACCAAGCGTTATTAGATTTCCCCAAAGACTATTCTTCAACCTACCTCAACGAAGAGCTGTTTCAATTCCTGCATAAAATGCGGCCTTTATATGGCGAAGATGGAGTCATCCGTTTAGTCGCAGAGGCACAGGAACTAAAAACAAAAGACTGTGCCAATCTATACAGCCAGCTGATCGCAGAAAATAAAAAAGCTATCAAAACTGAAGGGATAAAACTCAGAGATTTGCATGATTGGATGGCGCTGAGACATAAGATTCAAACTCATACGAATATTAAGTTTGACGTTCCGGAACACATTATCAAAAGGCTTTCAATGCAGACTGATAGATTGAAATTCTTCTTACCGAAAGAGTCATTGGAATTACTGACAGCCGGCCATGAGCTACATAATTGTGTTGCTTCGTACGGAAAAAACATGAAGGACAATAATCTATGGATAGTTCTAGTGGCTGATGATAAAGGCAAACTGGCCGCATGTTTAGAGATTAACAACAAGGAACTGGTTCAGGCCGAGATCGGCAGAAATAAAAAGGTTTCAAGCGACCCTGAATTAAATGCAGCGATATTTGCCTGGGCTAAGGCAACCGGCATCAAAATCAAGACCTCAGATGTAAAATTGCCTGCCAAAAAGGGAACCAAAATAGCAATACCGGCTTAGCCGGGGAAGGAGATAAATGATGGAAACAGCGATAGCGATTAGAACCCCGGATTTAATTGCAGCAGAAATAAACAGCATTAAATCGCAGACTAGGACCATGGTCCTATGTAACAGCATCGAAATAGGCCGCTGTCTGGTGGAGGGCAAATCGGTTATACCTCATGGCGAGTGGGGAAAATGGCTTGAAGCGTCAGTTGATTATTCTCAGTCCACCGCAAACAACCTGATGAGGATATTTGATGAGTACGGAGCCAACCAATTAGCCCTTTTTGGAGCAGAAGCAAAATCCCAAGCGCTTGGCAGTTTGTCCTACACACAGGCAGTTGCAATGCTCGGAGTGCCAGCAGAAGAGCGGGAAGATTTCATTAAAGAAAATGATATCGACAATATGAGCACCCGGGAACTGCAGCAAGCAATCAAGGATAGGGATCAGGCTAAGGAAGATCTTGAAGCAGCGCAAAAGATTATCGATGAAAAGAACGAGAAAGCACGGTTATTACAGAAACAAAAAGACGATGCCGAGGCTGACCTACTCCGGGCTCAGGAAATACAGACTGGTCTTAACGCTAGGCTGTTTGAAACTCAAAAACAGCTTACGGAAGCTGAAAAAAATGGCAATGCGGAAGAAGTCGAGCGCCTAAAGTCGGAATTGGAACAGGCCGATCAACTGCTGGTCAGTGCCAATGAGGAAATAGCTGAATTAAAGGCAAAGCCGCTTGATATCCAGGCCACCACTACTATTGAAAAGATTCCGGAAGAAGTGGAAAAAGAACTGGCCCACTTAAGGCAGCAAAACAAGAGCGTAGCCATCCTTAAATATACGCTCCATTTCAACAATTTGGTCAAAGGCTTCCAAGATCTGCTCGGCTCCCTGGCCGAGATCCAACAGGATGATCCAACAGTGCATGAGAAATATCAGCATGCAACCCTGGAGCTGATCAGCAAGATGTCAGCCAGGCTGTAGTGCAATGAACTATTGCTATGACAAAAAATGCTTTGCAAATGACGCGCGGAACAACATTTGTAGATTAAAAAATGAAGATTTAGAGGGATGGCTTAATAAATTAACATACTTAGAAATATTTAAACACTGCGGATTCGCGCGAGTAAATGACAAGTTATTGCTATTTTTGTTTGGAGTAACTTATAAGGATCATGTATGTAAAAACTGTATTTCTTACCAAGGCAAGGATATGTGGGGCATTTGTAACAAAAAGAATGGCAAAAGATATTGTGAATGTAGAGCAACAGAATGTTTTGAACTTAGACCCCGATCCAGAAATAATACTGGTTTCTTTATTTTTATATATTACTGAAAGGAGTTGATAAATTGCTTGCTCCAGCAACTTTACATGAAGACCAGCTAACAAGGCAATACAAAGAAGCAGTATGCGATGATCATTTCAAATTTTACATGGGTACGTCATACCGAAACTACAATCTTGAAATACAAAGAAATGATTGGAACGTAATTCAGCGTGTATCAATCGACAAGGGTGGAAAGTTAATTGGATTTATGAGTGCCAGTATTGACAGGGAAAGTAGAGTTGTAGGTAGTTTTGGGATACTTAACTTTACCAAGAAAACAAATATCATATGGTCGATGGATATCGTCAAATTCATAAGGGAGTTAAGGGATCAGTATGACGCAAGTAAGTTTGAATTTGTCGGGTTCGTTGGTAGTGATGCAGAACGCATGTATCGAAGGTTTATTGAAAAGCATGGTGGCAACATCGCCGGGACATTAAGGCGCACGGCGCTATTAATTGATGGTAACTATTATGACTCTACCTTATTTGAAATAATGAGAGAAGACATGAATTTCTAAGATCTGGTTAAAGGTTTTAATGATCTGCTCGGCTCCCTGGCCGAGATCCAACAGGATGATCCAACAGTGCATGAGAAATATCAGCATGCAACCCTGGAGCTGATCAGCAAGATGTCAGCAAAGCTGTAGTGTGCAGTATGTTAAGAAAGCGATATAGAGGGGGTGGAAAGTTGAACACGGTTTTAAAGTATCCGGGAAGTAAATGGAGTACCGCAGATTGGATTATTTTAAACTTCCCGGCCGGTTATGAAAAAATGACATATTTAGAACCTTTTTTTGGGTCAGGGGCCGTGTTCTTTAACAAGAACCGGTCATTAGTTGAAACTATAAATGACCTCGACGGTAATGTGATAAATCTATTTAAACAGATTAGGGATAATCCGGAAGCATTGGCCCGGGCAGTAGAATACACACCATGGTCCAGAGAGGAATATAGTCTCAGTTATAAAAAATCAGGTGATGAATTAGAAGATGCCAGAAGATTCCTTGTCCGGATGTGGCAAGCCATAGGTGCTAAAAGCAGTGATATTACCGGATGGAGAAGCAATATAAAATCAATCAATGGCAATGTAACTCAGTGGGCAACCGTGCTGCCAAAGAACATAATAGATATCTCCAGCAGGCTTAAGCATTCCAATAACCGACTGGTGCAGATTGAAAATCAAACAGCTGTAAAAGTTATTGAACGCTATGCCCGTAAAAATGTTTTTATATATGCGGATCCTCCATATGTCTTAAGCACTCGAAGTAAAAGAATTTATGCTTGCGAGATGAAAGACGCAGATCATATAGAACTATTGCATCTGCTTTTGAAGCATCCTGGGCCAGCGATGATATCCGGATACATGAATGATATTTACATGGATATTCTTAAGGACTGGAAGATACAACAAAGAATGTCCAATTGCGAAGGCGGGTTAAAAAGGGAAGAAATAATCTGGATGAATTACGATCCGCCGATCAAACAAATGCAAATGTTTTAGTGAACATAACAAAGATTAAGCGAAGGAGGGTAATTTGATGTCGTGTAAATGTGCAAAACCAACAGACGAATACCATGGTTGGGAATGTGATATCACTGACGGAGCATGTGCTTTTTTGTTTCCGGATTCCAAGGCATGCGCTATTAAATACGGAGAAGGCCCAGACGTAGATAAATTAGGATTTTTAGAGGGAATGGAGGAGAAATTTATTGTAATCAAATTGGATGATTCTGATAAATATTTATCCACCACAAAATTAAGAGAATTGGGGCTTTGTTTAGAAAGTATTACAGCAGGCAGACGGTCAGAAGGAAAAGTAACCTACAACAGATACCTGGTTATCAATGTTGATGAAACTTATGCGCCGGAGATAGTAGAAATCCTTAAAAGAAACGGGCATTGGGGATAAATATTTAACAAGTAATCATATTTGCCGGCGATACCACACCGGCAGATCCACTATATGGGGAATATATACTAGAGGAAGTGGCTGACATGCCCTAATCCCAGTAAAACTCAAACACAATATAATATGATCCGGGGTTAATAGCCCCGAATCAATCTATTAAGTGTCAGGAATAAATCGGGAATAGAAAAGGAATAGAACGGGAAGAAATCGGGAAAAAGTAGGGAATAAAATAGCAATAATAAGAGTTACAATTAAATCGTTATATTACGCCCTGGGCGACCGGGGCACACAAGGATAGCCGGCTGGTAGTGCTGGCTATCCTTTTATTATGCCAAAACGGGGGTGAAATGTTGTCAGAACAAAAACAACTATTAATATACGTATCAGGGCCAATGTCAGCACCATCCGGCAGAGAGGTCAAGGACAACGTTGACAGAGCTACCGCCGCTGGAATCGACATCATGCAAAAAGGACATGGGGCATTAATACCACATTTATATTATTATCTGCACCGGCAGGCTTTACAGGAGGACATTGAATATACCTGGCAACAATGTATGAACATTGACTTGAATATATTGAGCCGCTGCGACGCAATGCTATATCTCGGGCCATCGCCTGGCGCTGATATTGAACTAGAATACGCCAAAAGATGCGGGATAAAAATTTTCATGTCATTATCGGAGATACATAATATATAGCAAAATACTATGGCACGGTTGCAGTGTAAAGCTGGGCGATAAACCAGAGATCGAGCCAGTCAGCCCTGAGATTGAGGGTATATTCTGGAAGAAAAAGCAAGCAAGATCATTACAGAAGCCATTAGATACTAAGTCGGATAAGCCCGATAATCTGAAACAAATATTAGAAGTATGGCGCTTTACTCATTAAGGGCGGGTAGGTGGAGGAACGTAGTGGGGTGAGATTAAAAGATGGCCAAAAAAGAACCGGCAAAACCCATAAAAGACAGAGAAAATGTCTTAGATATCCAGGACTATTTAAAAGCTGAAAATGAAAGAGATTATATATTATTTATTCTTGGAATATCTACGGGATACAGAGCCGGGGATCTTGTGTGCCAAAGGGTCCGTGATGTTAAGATTGCCCTGGATAAAGGGTACTTTGAGATACTCGAAGGCAAAAAAATAAACAGCAAGAACATAAGAAAAGAAAACATGAAGCCCAGGGTAGTAAAGGTGATAACGAATCTGGACGTACTCCTAACGCAGTACATTAAGGGTAAAAAAGACTATGAATATCTATTCCAATCCAGAAAAGGCAAAAACAAATATATCGGTGTCAGCCATGTAAGCAGGATCTTAAAAGCAGCTGGTAACGAGTTTGGCCTCAAAAACATTTCGGCACATACAATGCGGAAAACTTTTGCTTATAAAATATACGTTGAAAGCAGCTTTAACATTACTTTAGTTAAGGAAATGTTGGGCCACAGCAGCGAGGAAGAGACCAAACGATATATCGGTCTGGACAGAGATACTTATGATAAATATAGCGATTCACTTAATAATCTGATCAGGATATAAATTTATTATTTTCCTATGAATGTCTTATTTTTTACTATATATACATTCGAAAGGCAAAAATAAGGGATTAATAAGGAAGGAAAAATTTATTTTGAATGTGTGGTTCTCCATACAAATAGCACATTCAGAAAGTCAGTTAAAAATAGCTTCAAATACCGAATAAATCGAGCCCGGAACGATATTGTTTAAATATTATCAACCCGCCAGCTCAAAAGACGCAAAAGGAAAATGAGATAAAAACCGAGTTGTTTCAACTCAATTATTTTGATTAACCATTATCAATTCAATATTTAATAGTTGTGAATGAGATATATTTATATCTCATTTTTTTGTTGGGGGAGGGGGTTGAGTGGGTAAGCCAAGAAGTCCTAATAGGGACGCAGCATTTAATTTATATAAAGATAGCAATAGCAGGTTAACCTCTGTTGAAATAGCAGTTCAACTAGGGGAAAAGATAAATAATATTAACTCCTGGAAAACGCAAGACAAATGGAAAGATAAAGTTAATAAAGTCGGTGCTCCATTTGAAAATCAAAATGCAATAGGCAATTACGGAGGGGCTCCAAAGCTTAATAAAAATCATTATATCCATGGATTCTATTCTAAATACTTGCCAAAAGAAACCTATGACATCATGAAAGACACTGAGAATTGGGATCCAATAGATATCTTATGGCAAAACATTCATATGAAATTTGCTGCAATTATCAGAGCCCAAAAGATTATGTTTGTTAAAGATCATGATGACCTGACCAGAGAAATAAAGAAGACCAAAAGGGAATTCGATATTAAAAATAAGGGGACTCGGGATGAGCCTGACTTTGAAGCATTAGAAACTTATGATGAAATTGAGTATGAATTACAGTTTGCTTGGGATAAACAGGGTAACTTCTTAAAAGCTCAATCGGTGGCTATGGGCCAGTTAACTAGTATGATAAAGCGCTATGATGAAATGCTGCATACTAATTGGGATACAGCAACAGAAGAACAAAAGCTAAGGGTTGAGAAGCTTAAGTTAAATGTTAAAACCACTAATGAAGAGATTCAAAGCAGACGAAGGATTGCGGAAGAAAAGCTACAGCTCTCTAAAGATCGCTTTGAACATCAAAAGCAAATGGATGAGTTGAAAAATTTCTAATTACAAAATCCTAAGTGCTTGGGAAAAAGGAGAAACAATGGCTAAATACGCAATCTTAAAAAGCTTTTATGCTTCAGGTGAGTGGCAAGCGTTCAGAGCAGTCATCATTGCAGAACGTGATCCGATATGCCAGGAGTGCGGAAAGATTATAGCAAATCCCCTTGATTGTCACGTTCATCATATAAAGGAACTGACGCCTGAGAATGTCAACGATGTTATGATCTCGCTTAATCCGGAGAATGTCCTGGTTGTCTGCCATGATTGCCATGATAAAGAACACCATCGCTTTGGTCACCAACAGTTGGAGCGAGGCGTTTACATTATATACGGTCCACCGCTGGCTGGGAAGAAAACATTTGTAAGACAGAACTTAAAGCGCGGGGATTTGGTAGTTGATATGGATGCGCTTTATACAGCAGTGTCGATGCTGCCGTATTATGACAAGCCGGATAATCTATTGCCTAATGTCAGGGGAATTTATAACCAGTTGTTGGATAACATCAAGACCAGGTACGGTAAATGGAATAGCGCCTGGGTGGTTGGCGGATATGCAGACAAGTATAAGCGGGAGAAGTTGGCAGACGATCTGGGGGCTGAGTTAATCTTTTGCGACGTTAGCCAGGGGGAATGCCTGCGGCGCCTAGAGATCGATGAAGCAAGGCGGTACCGTAAAGATGAATGGGAAGGTTACATCAGCAAGTGGTTTGAGCAATATCAATGTTAATGGAGCCACCAAGGCCGAAGCCCCCCCGTCTTTGATTTCAAAAAAACACTAAGGGACCGTGCGACGGTCAATACTTACACACAAACCGTGAATTTTGAAATTGGCTGGAGGTTTTCCGAAACATGACAAAACAGGACGTATATCAAAAAGAACTGGCTAAGCTGATCGAGATATTCACGGAGGTAGAGACGTCAAAGCGGAAACTAGTAGAGGGCCTGATCGAGGACGCGGCTTTCCTTTATGCCGAGAGTTACGATTTGCGTCAGTCGCTTGGGTTAACCGGCATGGTAAAGGTTCATCCCCAGCATCCCGATATACAAAAGTCGGTTGAATCGGCTCGTCAATACCTTAAAAATGTTAACTCTTACGCCGTGATAATTAAGACTCTCAATGGTGTGCTGTCAAAGAACATGCTGGAAGAGGATGATGAGCTGGATGAGTTTGAATAAAGGAGGTTTTATAGATATGGTTGATAAAAAATCATGGAAGGAATTCAGGGAAAGCGGTTTATTGTGGTGGGTTAATATGATTTTACATACTTTTGGATGGGCCATTGTTGTTGTAATTAACGATGAGGGGGAAATAACAGAGGCATATCCAGCACGAGTAAAATACCGCGGATTTTCAGAGGCCGATAATACCGAAGGATACGCTAAAGTATCAGGGTATTTAAAAAGTAATATTGATGTTTTAGAAACTGAAAGCAGGGAATGATGCTGCGTGATTGATCTCAAAACCGGAATTTATAATGCCGGGCCCCCGGTTACAGATGAACATTCATGGCTGCTTGAATATATCGGGAAATGTAAAAGTGGGGAAATAATTATCGGGCATGAGCTTATGCAAATGCTCGATATTTTATTGGATAACTTTAACGATCCGGATATCAGGGTGGATTTCACTGAAGCCAGGAAGCGGATCAAGTTTATTGAATCGAAGTGCAAACATTTTGAGGCTCCTTTCGCCGGTAAACCGTTTATTATGGAGCTTTTTCAAAAGGCTTTTATTGAGGCCTTTTATAGTTTCAAGATTTACGATGACGAAATCGGGCGATGGGTTCGCTTGTTTCTTGATTATCTACTAATGATTGGCCGTAAAAACGGCAAAACCCCGTTTGTTTCAGCGCAAGACCTTGCTGAGTTTTTTTGCGGACCGCTTGGGCTTAGAATACTTTGCTCCAGCAACGATTATGAACAAGCGGGACTTATGTTTGATGCCATTGATTCCATGCGTGAGCAGAGTCCGGCGCTTAACTGGGTAACCCGTAAGAATATTAAAGGGATATACTTCGGCAACCCAAAGAAGCCAAAACATACGGGTAAATTCTCATATAAAAACAAAGGTAATATCCGTAAAATATCGGCCAAAACCGGCGCCAAAGAGGGTAAAAATATTGGCGTCGGGTCTGTTGATGAAAGTCATGAGCTTAAGGATGATTCATCAATCATGCCGATCCGGCAAGCGTTGTCTACTCAAGATGAACCAATATACGGAGAGATCACCACGGAGGGTTTTACTAACGATGGTTATCTTGACGGCCGGTTAAAGGAAGCGCGGCAGGTTCTTAATGGAGAACTTGATCGCAGACGCTGGTTGATATGGCTATACACGCAGGATAATGAGGCCGAGATTTGGCAGGACGAGAAAAACTGGTATAAGAGTAATCCTGGCTTAGGACCGATAAAAAAATGGCGATATTTACGAGGCATGGTTGAGGAGGCCAAGACAAGCAAATCAACCCGGGCCTTTGTATTAGCTAAGGATTTTAATATTAAACAGAATAATGCCCAGGCGTGGCTTACTGAAGAAGAGATCAGGAATGAAGAAACCTTCGATCTGGAAATCTTACGGGGATGTGTAGGCATAGGGGCAGTTGATCTGGCCGAGACTACTGATTTGCTGTCGGCCAGGATGACGGTTATGCGTTGTGGAGATAAAAAGAAATATACTATAACAAAATATTTTATTCCAGAAGTAAAACTTAGCAAGAGTCCTGATGGTGTTGATTATCTTGAATGGGCCCGACAGGGATTAATTGAAATATGCCCTGGCAATGATAACGATTTTAGTATGATAACTAGTTGGTTTCTATTTTTAGTTAAGCAGCTGGGAATCAGGCCTTATAAAATAGGCTACGATAATGCCCTTGCTAAGTATTGGGTGAAGGATATGGAAGATACCGGTTTTGATATGGAGAGGATACCGCAAAAGCGTGAAGTAATGTCCACACCCATGAAGCTTTTAGAAGCCGATTTGCGCGGCAAATTAGTGATCTATAATAATAATCCGATCGATAAATGGTGTCTGAGTAATACTGCTCTGGAGATGGATTCAAGAGGACTTATAATGCCGATTAAAGTGCAAGGTAAACCTGAAAATAGAATTGATGGAACGGTGACAATGATCATTACAGATGCGGTATTAATGCAGTATCGAACAGAATTCATGAAGATGGTGGGGTGATGGCTTGAAAAACAATTTACCAAAAAGAATAGAAGGTATACCGGTTGAAAGTTTGTCAGTACTTAACTTAAAGTCTGACGAAACCCTTTTGATAAAAGTAGCTGCAATAATCGACAGGGACCATTTGAAAAGGCTTGAAAAAGAAATATCGGAGAAAATCGGCGGCAAAGTATTAATTCTTGACCCATGCTTTGAGCTACAAAGGATCATAAAGAGCGATAAATTAGGACAGGTGGAATCACATGAAGGATAAATTACAGTTAGTCATCAAGGATTTGGCCAAATGGCTGAGTGCTATTTTTTTGCACGCTGGGGATGTGGTATTTTTAATATTTGGATTTATATGTATATCAATAGGCGCGTTTATTATTTACATACCTGCTGGCTGGATCACTTTAGGCTTGTGCTTTTTAGCATTAGCTTTTTTTATTGGCAAAAAGCAAGTTGATATTGAAACACAGGAAGTAACAATGAAAAGGTGGTGATAACTAATGCTTCTTGATGCTTTATTTAAAAATAATCAGACACAGCCGCTGCAATTCGCAAAGTTTCTTGATAATACAGTGCCAGTATTCAGCCAATTTGGGCGTAACATTTATACTTCCGACATTGTTCAGACGTGTATTGATCGCATAGCGACAGACTGCAGCAAACTTAGTCCTCAGCATATTCGCCGCGATGAAAATGGTCTAATAAAAAAGGTGCCAAAGGGCGATACACTTAACCACCTTTTTAAATTTGGGCCGAATCCAATGATGTCAGTACATGATTTCCTTGAAAAGGTTGTTTGGACATTGTACTTCAACTACAATAGTTTCATTTATCCTCAATATGATATTGTGACTGATTCGAGAGGCAATATAAGTCGCAATTACACAGCCTTATGGCCTTTGGATCCGACACAGGTAGACTTTATGCAGGATGAAACAGGAACGCTTTTTATACATTTCTTCTTTCGTACTGGCTATAACTATATATTGCCTTATGCGGATATAATTCATTTGCGGAAAAAGTTTTCTATAAACGATATCATGGGCGGTGGATTCAATGGAGAGCCGGATAATCAGGCATTGTTACAAACACTGCAAATCAATGACACAGTATTGCAGGGAGTAGGAAAGGCTGTTAATACCAGCCTTAATATTAGAGGGATATTAAAAATTAACACTCTTATGGACGATGCCAAACAGCAAGCAGAGCGTACAAAGTTTGAAGAAAACCTGACAAAGGGTGTAGGTGGAATACTACCGCTTGACCTAAAAGGAGACTTCACGCCAATAACAATTGATCCTAAAATTATTGATTCTGCTACACTTCAGTTTCTTGAAAGTAAGGTGCTTCGTTGGTATGGCGTGCCGCTCTGTATTCTAAATGGTGATTACACAGACGATCAGTATGCAGCATTTTACGCTATGACGATTGAACCTATTGTCGTTAGCTTAGGCCAGGCATTTACAAACGCACTATTCACGCCAACTGAGCAATCATTTGACAATGAGATTGTATTTTATGGTCAAAGCCTTGAATTAATGTCCGTAAAAAACAAACTCGCAATTGCTGATACCCTTGGTGGACGTGGTGCCTTAACAAATAATTTTTTGCTTAGCATGTTTGGAATTCCGCCATACGATGGAGGCGATGTGAGGATTGCAAGTCTCAATTATATAAATGCCAATATCATGGATGCCTACCAAATGGCTAAAGCAAGTAAAGGCGCTGTGCCGCTGGATGAAGGAGGTGATAATAATAATGGGAGCAGTTAAGTATCAAAAAACGCCAACCAGTGATGCTCCCTGGGATGCGGGAGCAAATGTAAAGAATCTTAAATCAGGACAGGAAGCGTCTTATTACGAAAAGATGTATGCGTGGGTTGACCCTGACGCCAATGAACAGACGAAGGGAGCATATAAGTTCCCTCATCATGAGGTAGGTACAAACGGTGATATTGGGGCGGCTAATGTTAAAGCCTGTCAGTCTATAATTGCTATTCTTAATGGCAGCATGGGCGGTACAAATATTCCTGCGGCTGACAAACAAACTGTTTATGATCATGCGGCTCAGCATCTCAAAGATGGTGGCGTTACACCGGCAGAGTTTAAAAAAAGCTTCGTCCATCCACATGGAATTCGCAGCCTTGTGGCAACAGATTTTAACGTCCGCACTGAGGGTGAAGGCGATGTGGCTATACAGTTCATTGAAGGATATGCACTTAAATTCAATACACCGAGTGTGGATATTGGCTTTTGGGTGCCAATCATAGAAACCATTGATCCTCATGCTCTTGATAACTGTGACGTGTCAGATGTGAAATGCCTTTTCAACCATGATCCAAATAGTCCATTAGGTCGCAACACAATCCAAAGCGGTCCTGGGAGCTTGCAACTGAGCATTGACAACATCGGGTTACATTTTAAGTGTCAGCCGACTAATACAACTTATGCAGCAGACCTTATTCAGAACATGCAGGCCGGTATTATAAACCAGTGCAGCTTTGCTTTCGACGAACCTGATGATGAGGATGCCGAAGAAGTTGTGTTTAATGACACCACGAAAACATATAACCGCACTATAAAAGAGATCAGTGTCTTATATGATGTATCCCCAGTTACTTACCCAGCATATCCGGACACCGATTGTGTTGTTGGCGAGAGAAGTTTAGAAAAGATTTATGCTTTAGAACAACAACGGCAGGTACCAAAAATCCATAAAGACCAAGAGGATGATACGCAGATCTTCAGAAGACTTGCTCAAATTAATTTAATTTTAAGAAGGAAAGGGTAAAGGTGATTAACGATGGATAAAAAAGAACTTTTAGATTCAATCAAAGAGAAAGAGATCAGGAAAAAAAGTCTCGATGCAAGAGTAGATGCAATTGTCGATATGGAGAGTCCGTCAAAAGAAAATATGAAAGAAATGAACTATATTAGCAAAGAAGTGAGAGCCCTTGACCTTGAAATAGCAAGGCTAACGAAGTGGGCAAACGATTTACCCGATGACACTCCTTCTGGCGATGGCTCAGGACTTGACGAAGAGGGAAAAAGACAGCGCAGCAAAGATATTAAAGATGATGAACAACATAAAGATCCGCAAGGTGGTTTAAAACCACTTGAAACATTTGGTGGCGTTAGAACCGCACCTGGCATTGTAACCGACGCAACACAGCAGAGAGCAATGCATGATATGTGGGATAAACGGGGCAAGGATTTAAGAGATGGGAAAGCAGTCCACTTTAATGCAAAGGAATTGCAACTTGCCCGGTCTGTTACTATTTCCGGTGGAACTCTTGTCGTGCCTAATCAGTATAGCAATACACTTAACCCGACTTTTAATCAGGTGTCTAGCTTGGTTGATTTGGTTCATGCTGTGCCTTTGCCTGGCGGTGAATCCTATACGAAGGGCTTTCAGCTACCTGTTCCAAATTCGGCGGATTATACCACAGAGAATCCTGTAGTCTATGTTGATACTGAAAGCGCGTTTGATAAGGTTGCAATTAATAAAACCAAGATTACGGCCTACAGTGAGTTTTCAGAAGAAGTTCGCAAACTGCCTAATATTGATTATCAGGCGCTTATTGCCAACGATGTACGTCTTGCACTTCGCAGGAAGATAGCTCGGGAAATCATGGCAGGTGATGGTGCTGCTAATCACTTTATTGGAATATTTAAGGCTCCCGTAAATGTTATACCAGCTGGTTATAATGTCACTATTACCACGATTGATGAGTATACACTGGACAGTATAGTATTCGGCTTCGGCGGGGATGAGGATATAGAGGCTCCTACATGGTTGGTATTGAGCAAAACAGATCTTGCGGCTTTTGCTAAACTGCGTAATGCTCTTGGGTTACCTGTTTACAAACTCACTCGTGATAGCATGAATGGCAACCTCGGTACTATTACAAGTGGAGGAAGTTACGCAGTAAATTATGTAATCAATAGCGTTTGCTCGGCGGCTTCTGCTGAATCTACTGTTGTGGATACTCCTTGTATGGCATACGGCTTATTGCAGGATTATGAAATGCCTATATTCTCTGATATCGATATACAAATTAGCACTGATTTCAAATTCGGCTCAGGGATGATCTGCTACCGGGGCTCTGTATTTGCTGGTGGCAACGTAGCGGCATATAAGGGCATGATGCCTATTCTAGGTGGTACGAAATCGGCATAGTTCTAATTGGACAATTGTTTTCATGCCGCCCCTATTGGGGCGGCATAGCCTTTTAAGGCGGTGATTTTAATGGTAATAACACACATCTTAACCGATGATGAGGCGGTCGGTGCTTTACGGATGGCATCCGCTGATGACATCGCCAATAAGGAGATGCTTTTGACGGCGGTTGACGATGGAATTAAGACCGAGACCGGGCACGACTGGACGGCTGATAATCCAATAGACCCCACGGCAAAACTTACGGCGTCGTTACTTTTAATTAGTCTATATGATGGGACGGATGTACCAACTTTTTATACTTATAAGGTTGCCCAATTGCATGCCAAGGTATTGGAGATGGTAACATGATCAAAATCAAAGCTGGCGATCTACGCAGAAGAATCACCTTTCAGCAGATGGTGGAGTCCAAAAATTCGGTCGGTGAGGTCATACAAACACCAGAGGATTATTTGACCACCTATGCCAAAATTGAGCCGGTCAAACCGCTTATGGCAAAGGGAGGTCAGGAATATCTCGATGACCAAAAGGTGAGGCCTGAGATAACATACGCCGTAACAACACGGTACCGACCCGATATTTCAACTGATATGTTTGTGAAATATGGTGACCGAATCTTTCAGATCGTCGGCATCTTGAATTTGGAAGAGCGGGATCGATTGATGAATGTCATTTGTGTCGAGAAGGTGAAAGAACCATGAACAGCGGAATGGAGATTCATGGACTTGATGAATTCACGGCTCAATTAGAAGAAGTGAAAAAGAAATATCCAGACGCAGCGATAACAGAGTTGCAACATCTTGGCAGTATGCTCAAGAAAAAGGCTATCGAAAAAAGTCCCGAAGGCAAGTCAAAAGATAAGTACAAACTCAAAAAGAGTTATCATCTCAGCCAGCCAAAGCAGATAAATGGAACCGTTTTTCTTGAGTTCAGAAGTTCCAGTCCCCATTTCCACTTAATTGAACGGGGGCACAAAATGGTTGGCAAGGGTGGCAAAGAACTTGGATTTATTCCTGGCGTATTCATGGTGAAACACAGCGTTGACGAAATGGAAAAGGAAATTCCTGCAGAGTTAGAAGCCTGGCTTGACAAACTTACTAAGGAGTTGAGATGAATGATTGCATTATCAGACATTAAAAGTGCCGTCAACCAACTTCTTACGAGTAAGTTTGGTTATAAAGTTTACGGAAGAGAAGTTGTCAAAGGGTTTGCCCGCCCATCTTTTTTTATTGAGTTGTTGCCATCCGGTTCTGACACTGAAACGCAAAATTTTACCAGTAATAAATTGACGGTCATCATCACTTATTTTCAACAGATGTCGCAATACAATAATTACAGCGACATTGACAATGTCAACATGTATGACACCATAAGCAAACTGTTCGGTATGAACTTGTCAGTCGGGACCAGAACCCTGCACCCACAGAACATAAGAGCAGAGTACACAGGTGATAATCTCGACATTCTCCAGGCAAGTTTTGATCTTGATTATTTGGACGACACTGGCAGGGTGATGAATACTGAAGAAACTGTGGCTTCATTGTCACTAAAACTTAAGGAGGTATAAATTTATGGGATTACCGAGTATTGAAATCATATTTAAATCTGTCGGAATAACCGCCATACAGCGCGGTGAACGCGGCATTGTGGCACTGATTCTCAAAGATACAGTTCCCGCTACGAACCCGCTTGTTATGGATAGCCCAGATGATATACCCACAAATCTGACACCTGATAACATCGCAGAGATTAATAGAGCATGGATAGGTTATGTCAATCCTCCAAAACGTGTAATTGCCTATGTCATAGCAGCTGATGCACCGGAGTACACAACGGCAGAAATCTATCTTGAAACAATCAAATGGGATTATGTCGCTGTGCCGGCTATTGCCTCTGGAGAGACAACCGCATTTGCGACGTGGATTAAATCTTGCCGCGACGATAAAGGACTAAAAGTTAAAGCCGTTCTGCCAGACACTGTAACAGATCACGAGGGCATTATCAACTTCGCTACAGACGGCATTATTGTGGGTACAACCACTTATAACGCTGCACAGTATTGCAGTAGAATAGCCGGAATGTTGGCGGGCACACCGCTCTATATGAGTGCCACATATGCACCACTAGCTGAGGTTGACGATGTTGTGCCGCACAATACCAAAGCACAATTTGATACCCTGATTGATGCCGGAAAACTTGTCTTAATCAATGACGGTGAAAAGGTTAAGATTGCAAGGGCTGTAAATAGCCTTACAACCACAACAGAGGACAAAGGTACTGATTTCCAGAAAATCAAGATCGTCGATATTCTAGACCAGGTTTATGACGATATCACGACGACCGCAAATGATTCGTATATTGGCAAATATGCGAACAATTATGACAACAAATGTTTGCTGATTACCGCTATAAATGCGTATCTGGCAAGCCTTGTTAGTAGCCAGTTGCTTGATTCGAACGAAACAAATGCTGTCAACATTGACACGGCGGCGAACATCCTGTATTTGCAAGGTGAGGGCACCGATACAAGTACTATGACCGCTAAGCAAATCAAGGAAGCAAACACTGGTTCAGAAGTTTTACTAACAGGTAATATCACCCCTTGCGATGCAATGGAAGATATTACGCTGAATTTGTATATGTGAGGTGATAGTTTAAATGAATAGTTATAATGCTGCACAAGTACTTAATGGCACATGGGGTGAATTATGGATCGGTGGAGATTATCTCGCCGAAGTGACTGCATTTCAGGCAACAGTTACGCTTACTAAAGTTGACGTCAATATGACAAGGAAATTGGCAAAGTATTCTAAAGTTGTTGGCTATGAGGGCAAAGGCACAATCAAAATCAATCATGTTTCGAGTTATTTTGTTACTCTGATGAACGACAATATGAAAGTCGGCAAGCAAACATCAGTTACCATTATATCAAAGGTGGACGATCCTGATGCACTCGGAGCTGAACGTATTGTCATCAAAGATGCAGTGTTCGACGAACTTTCATTGGCAAACTGGGAATCAAAGAAAAATGTCGAGGACTCCATTCCTTTCACATTTACTGATTGGGATGTGCTCGACTCGATTTTGGATTAAAGAGTAAGGAGTAATTTATGAACGCAATTGATAAACTGTTAAAAATGGACGCGGGCAAAATCAAGATGCCCGAAAAGGTTGTCACGCTGAAACTTGCAAAGCTAGGAACCGAGATTGAATTCCCTTGTGTTGCTATCGGCAATGAGAAGTACGCAGAAATCCAAGAGGGTGCTTATGAACTCAGGAAGGGCGACATCAAGCGTATTAATATCGCAAAAATGAAGAACATGACACTCATTGAGGGATGCCCATCAATCTTTAAATCCAAAGAGGTTATGGATCATTTTTCTTGCGTGACACCAAAAGACCTGGTTAACAAATTGCTGTTGAGCGGCGAGATGGATGACCTTTATGCCGCTATTATTGAACTAAACGGATACGAGCAGGATGAGGAAGACCTAAAAAACTAATTGATACGGACGGGGAGGTGCATACAATGTACCTCCTTTTTCGTTATCATCACATCATGCCGACTGACTATTACTGGCGAAAAACCGGCGAGAAGCGGATTGTCCAAGTTTTTGTGCAAAGGGAAATGGAAGACAGACAGAAAGAATTTGATGCGTTAGACGGGAGGTGAGCAAAACGGCGAAAGTAGTTGATGCGGTCATTTATCTTAAGGATAGTTTTACAGTCACTATGGATAACGCAACAAAAAGTTCAAAGCTGATGGCTAAGCAGATTAAAGAGACGGGGAAATCCATCGAAACTACAGGGAAAACACTGAGTGGCATGGGCAGTACATTAACCAAAGGTTTAACGCTTCCTATTGTGGCGGCGGGTGTGGGATTGCTAAAAATCGCGCAGGACTTTGAAACCGCAAAGAATTCAATTCGCACATCAACAGGTGCAACAGGTGCGACACTTGACGCATTAGACCGTACCATGCAGTCGGTATACTCAAATACCGTTTCCTCTCTTTCTGATTCAAGCGCGGCGGTTGCGGGTGTTTATCAAAAACTCGGACTGACCGGCAAGTCTCTGGAGACCGTATCAACGCAGATGGCCAATTTGTCCCGCATTACTAAAACTGACCTATCCACTAATTTGGCTCTGGCCAGTCAGGCGTTCCATGCCATGAACCTGAGTTCAAGCCAATACTCTGGCGCACTCGACCAGGTATATAAGGTATCACAGTCAACTGGTGTAGGCATCGATGATATGCTGGCCAATGTCCAGAAATATGCCCCTGCATTGAAGGATATGGGCATGAACTTCAACGACGTTACAACGCTGATTGGGAGTTTTACAAAGTCCGGCGTGAATGTACAGCAGGTAATGACCGGTCTTAGGATAGGCATTGCCACGATGGCAAAGGGCGGAATCAAAGACGCAAGCCAAGCCGTTAAGGTACTTTTTAGCGAGATCCAAAAAGCACCGGACACCATGACTGCAACCGCAGAGGCGGTGAAGGTATTCGGAAGCCGGGCCGGACCAGCACTTGCAGTAGCAATCAGAGAAGGAAAACTGAGTTATACTGATCTGCTTAAAACAATAAGTGGAAGCAAAGATACGATCAATAAGGCAGCAGATGCTACATTAACGCCTATGCAGCGATTAATTAAAATAGGCCATCAGTTACAAGTTGCATTGGAACCTGTAGCAGCAAGTTTAGTTACTGCGCTCGAAAAGTTTGAGCCAACGATTATAAAGATGGCTGACGGGGTAAAGAAATTTGCTGATTGGCTGTCCAAACTATCCCCACAACAGAAAGAAATGGCAATGAAGTTGTTACTTATTGCAGCGGCGGCGGGTCCAGTGTTGAAAGTAGTGGGGCCATTGGTTACCGGCGCTGGCAAGATGGTTACGGCTATTTCTGGTGTAAGAAAGGGCATAGACGGCTTACAAGGTGTGGCAAGAGGTGCGAAGATGTTTGAAAACCTGTTTGGTATGTCACCGCAGGTCCTTCTTGTAATCGCCGTTATTGCTGCTATTGCTTTTTTAGCTTATGTAATTATAAAAAATTGGAAGCCTATAACCGGTTTCTTTATAGGCATTTGGAATGGAATTAGAAGTGTATTTGGTGCTGTAGGGAAATGGTTTACTGATATATTTAATGGTGCAGTAAAGGGCATACAGATCGTATGGGGCGGTATTGTTAACTTCTTTACCGGTGCTGTTAATGCAATAGAAAAAGCTTGGAGCGGAGTAGGAGCCTTTTTTAAGGGCCTTTGGAGTGGTGTTACTAGTATATTTAAAGGTGTAATCAATTTTTATATTACTGGTATTGATACTATTCTCGGTGGTCTCAATGGTGTAATTGGGACCGTGGGAAAGGTTATTGGGTTAAAGGTTGCAATTCCCCTTATTCCCCATTTTGCAAGCGGCACTGATTATTTTCAAGGTGGTACGGCACTTGTCGGTGAGAAGGGCCCTGAGTTGATAAACATGCCAAAGGGGTCACAAGTTATTAACAATAATAATACTAACAAGGCGCTGAACAGCCGGAGCATATCAATAGCAAAGCTTGCCGATACAATCGTTGTTCGTGAAGATGCCGACATTGACAAAATCGCTATAGCCATTGTGAAAAGAATTAAGATAGCAGAATTAAATTTGGCATGAGGAGGCTTTTAAATAATGGAATATTGGCTATCATACAACAATATGGCAGAGAGCCTCCAATTGCCGATTGCGCCGTCCAGTGATCAGATAGTGCGAGGCAACAACAACACGACGGTTAATATTACGGCCGCTGGAGAATTGGGGTTAATAGGCAAGTCAAAACTTGCAACTATCGCACTTGATTCATTCTTTCCAGCGCAAGAATATGACTTTTGCCAATACACTGGATTCCCTGCACCATATGATTGTGTGAAAATGATTGAAAGGTGGCGGCAAAGTGGTCAACCGATACGTTTAATTATTACCGAAACAGATATTAATATGGCCGCGTCGATTGAAAGTTTTTCCTACGGCGAGCAGGACGGCACTGGAGATGTTTACTTCACGTTAGAGCTCAAGGAATATAGATTTATAACAGTTCCTATCGTGGCAACAACAGCAGTTGCAACAGCCAGCACGTCAGCTATAACAAGGCAGACTAAACCGGTACCAACAACCTATACCGTCAAAAAGGGCGATACGCTCTATGCAATAGCGAAAAAGCTGACCGGCAACGGCTCAAATTACACAACTATTGCCACTAAAAACGGCATCAAAAATCCTAACCTTATTTCAGTCGGTCAAAAGTTGGTGATATCGTGAATCTATTATTGATGGACAAAGACATTACCCAACTCGTGACGCAGATCATCTGGAGCGGCGACTATCAGCAGGCAGCTCGCACATTAGCGTTTAATATTGCCGTGTCACCAACGGACTATTACCTTCCGACATTGGGCATGTCAATGGGGAACATGGTAAAACTATTTAAAGATGACGGGGATGAACTGTTTAGAGGGTATCTGTTCTCCAGGGACAAATCAAACTCCAGCAATGAGATGACTGTCACGGCTTATGACGGTCTTATTTATTTGACGAAAAGCAAGGGAACCTACAACTTTAAGAATATGACCGCCGAGGCCATAACCAGTAAAGTGGCGGCTGACTTTAGAATATCCGTTGGCGAGATCGCCACAACGGGAATCTCACAAAGTTTTATTGCAGACGGACAAACCATTTATGACATCATCATTCAAGCGTATTCGGGCGCATCAGTTCAAAACGGAAAAGTCTATATGCCACTGATGGATGCAGGGTTGCTGAATATTATTGAAAAAGGCAGCCTCGTGGCTGATTACGAGTTATCTGATGATACGAATATAATCGATAGCCAATATACAGAAAGTATTGAGAATGTGATTGACCGGGTAAAAATATATGATGATAAAGAAAATCAAGTAGGAATGGTTGAAAATGCTGACTGGGTGAAAAGTTATGGAATATTGCAGGAAATATACAAGGCTCAAACTGGAATAGACCCGAATACAGCCGCGAAAAGTATGCTAAAAAATATTGAACGTACGTCTACTATAACTGCACTTGGCAATGTGTGTTGTGTTACTGGTATGGCAATATTTGTTAATGAGCCTTTTACAGGGCTGTCTGGCTTGTTTTACATTAACACCGACCAGCACACCTGGCAAAACGGGGAATACACCATGCAACTCACAATTGATTTACAAGATGTTATGGACTGGAAAACCAAAAAATTATTTACCGAAACGGCAAAGGCAAATAAGAGGGCAAGTGCAAAGAGTAAAAAGAGTTCAAAGAAGAGTAGTAGTGGCACCAGTCTGTTGGCGCTTCTTGAGGCAGGTGGTTATACGCAATGAGAGTAGACAACCCATATTCTGATATGTGCAAGGTAATGCAACGTCAGGGTGCAAAGGACAATCCACCCTCAATACAGATTGCGTCAGTCGTTGCACCACCTCCAAACCTGGTTATAAAAATCGGCGAGTTACAGGTAGATAAGAACAATATTTATATTGCTGATTACCTGCTGGCAGATTATCAGCGAGAAATTTCGATCCCTGAATCAGTAGCAACCGGCACTATGAACAACACCATTGTGGCCGACCATGGGGCTCATACACACACCATTAAAACGGTGGGAATTGCAGACGTAACAGTAAGATCTAAAGATACCTTGCTGGTCGGGGATTATTTAGCAGTTATGCCTACTCTTGGCGGCCAAACTTATATAATTCTAGCAAAGTTGGTGAGACTGGATGGCTGATAGTTTATTTCCCTTCATTGACGCGACCGTAGCCGATATAGCAACATCAACGGCGGCCACAATTCCACAGGAATATGACTGGGATTTTACCGCAAATGAATTTAAGCTGATGAATGGCAAGACAACTATTGCCACAGGTATTGATGCCCTTAAAATATGGATACTCAAAGCGCTTGCAACCCAGCGGTACATTTATCCGGCCTATACCTGGAATTATGGGCAGGAATTTGACGATCTTATTGGGCAGAACCCCAGCAAGGCAGTAATGCAGAGTGAAACTGAACGTTCCTTAAAAGAGACACTATTAGTCAACCCTCACATTACGGGCGTAAAGGACGTTTCAATCACTATCGATGGCAGTAAATTAAGCGTTGACTTTACGGCGGTTACAGACCAGGGGGAGGCGGTTTTGAGTGTATAGTGAAGATGAACTAGATATATTAAATAGAATGATTGGCAATGTGCCTTCTGATGTTGATGCTTCGGAAGGCACATTTGTTTATGATGCCTTATCTCCCACAGCTTCGGAGATAGTGCAGCAGGAAATAAACCTTGACCAGGTGCTACTCCGCGTCTTTGCAACGACAGCCGCGGCAAATGGCTATTCCACCGAACTTGAAAATAGAACCACTGAATTGGGGATAACCAGAAAATCTGGTACACATGCAACCGCAACAGTGCAGATAACTGGCACGGATGGAACATATACCGATGTGACTGTTCAGACGGTGGCAGGATTGCAGTACACCATTGATAGTATAAACATATCCAGCGGAACAGGAACAGCCACAGCAATAGCGGCAGCCATTGGCACAGCCTACAATGTGGTGAGTGGTACAATCACCGACTTTGCAGCACAAATATCTGGCCTCACTGGTGTAACAAATACTACAGCAGTAACAGGCGGTTCAGATGTTGAAACAGATGCAGATTTACTTACAAGATACCTTACCAAAGTTCAGAGTTCAGGCAAGTCGGGTAACAAAGCAGATTATGAAAATTGGGCACTAGGAGTTGCCGGAGTGGGAGCTGTTCAGGTGATGCCACTTTGGAACGGAAACGGCACTGTCAAAGTGGTGCTTCTCGGAACGGATAAAACACCAGCTGGAGATGGTATTGTGACTACCGCCCAGAGTTTAATTTGTCCGGGGCAAAGTCCGACTGGTGGTGGATTGGCTCCTATTGGCGCAACTGTGACAGTTTGTGCTGCTACAGCAGTACCGATTAACGTATCAGCTACATTGGCCATGACGGGAACGCAGACAGCAACTGAAATACAGTCAGCATTTCAAGCAGCACTGGTTGCATATTTAGCTTCTCGGGCGTTTATCCCCGATCCGGCGAATTCATCTCAAAATATATCGATCAAATTAGCACAGATCGGTGCTTTGCTGCTCAATCAGGCCGGTGTATCAGATTATAGCAATCTTAAAATTAACGGTGGAACATCTAACGTTGCGATTGCGATAGACCAGGTGCCAATAGTAGGAACGGTGGCGTTATCATGAGTGGAGCAGATACTTTAAAAACTTATGTTCCAGACTTTATAACACAGAGCAAAACATTCCAAGCCGTCTATAATTCGCAAGGGCCTGAGTTAGACAATCTTCAATCTATTGCAACTGATATTGTTAATCAGTGCTTTGTTGGAACGGCTACTTGGGGACTGGATATATGGGAAAACACACTCGGAATACCAACCGTGCCCGGTAAACCGTATGACCAACGCAAAAGTCTAATTATATCAAAGCTTCGCGGCGTTGGCACAGTAAATGCTGCTTTAATTCAAAGCATATCCGATTCCTATTCTGATGGAAATGTCAGTGTAGCAGTAGACACAACCAATTATACGGTCACAGTCACATTCAATGACATTCGAGGCATTCCCCAAAATGTTGACGATATACAGACAGTTCTTGCAAGTGTGCTACCTGCACACCTATCATTGACATTTAAGTTTACCTATACCTTAGTAGGTGATCTGATAAATTGGAATACAAAGATCAGTGCTCTAATATCGGCCCGTGTGACAGTTGGACAACTGATGACTTGGCAGGCATAGGAGGTATACTTGTGGATTTAACTATTTTTACGGGTGATAGCAAAAGCCTGTTAGTAACTGTTACTGACGGCAATAGTAATCCTGTAGATTTGACAGGGGCGCAAAGCATAGTATGGGCGTTAATTCAAAATGATGAAATCATATTAAAAAAGACATTGAGTACAGGTATCAGCATAACCAGCGCCACAACAGGACAATGCATAGTTGCAATTTCAGCATCTGACACAATCGCATTGACGCCCGGCACATATTCGCATGAATGTCGTGTGGTAACATCAAGCGGCCAATCGGGCATTGTGTTTACAGGAACATTAAGCGTAAATAAAGCGCATGTTTAGAAGTGAGGTAAGATAATGGCTACAACGGTTGGCAATCTATCTGCATGGGGTATTACAGTTGAAACTCTAATTCAAGATAGTGTTACCGTTGGTCAATTACCCACTTGGTCACCGGGGGTGACATTGGGTGGTAATATCATTGCTACCGGAACCATAAGCGGCATGCTAGACAAGAATGTTGCCATTGGAGGCACAGTGTCAACGGCAGGCAATATCACTGGAGGTATTTATAAGACCCTCTCTATAAGCGGCACCATTGCAGTCACAGCGAGCATAAACAGTAGCCTATATGAGCAGATGATTCTGTCCGGCACTGTTGCAGCTTTGGCAAGCCTTACAGGTCAAGCTAATAAAAAAGTTTCACTATATGGGGCAATCGCTTCTACAGCAAATATAACCAGTAAATTAAATGCGTTTGTTCCTATTGCTAGCAACATCACAGCAGCATCTTACATTAATGGCTACATTGATAAAAAAGTCGCGTTGATGGGTGCGATTCAGGCAACAGCAATACTTACAGGCGGTCTTAATGCACAAGATATTCTTTCCGGCACGGTTACAGCAACCGGCGGCATAAACAGTTATCTTGATGTATTGATGCCCTTGGCAGGTACGACAAAGCCAACAATCGAAAACCTGATAGATTGGGGTATCACGGTCGGCACAGTAATATTCGACAACATTACTGTTGATGAATTGCCAACATGGGTTCCACCTGGAACACTGGCGTGCTGTACTATTCACGCGCAAGGTATTATCACTGGTGGCATAAGCATGCCAATGCCTATCAGTGGAACAATAGTTGCTGTAGGCGCAGCAAATGGCATATTAGATACACTATTTATTTTAGGCGGCACCATTTTCGCGATCAGTAACGCAGTTGCGAACTTGGGCATTCAAGTTCCCCTAGCAACCGGCACTGTTGCAGCTCTGGCAAACCTTACAGGTCAAGTCAAAAAAACAGTTTCGCTGAACGGCACAATCGTTACTACAGGTAGGTTAACCGGATATCTTGATAAAAGATTAAAACTTAATGGTGTAATCGCTACTACAGCAACCATGACCGGCGAACTATTGCCCAATATATATGGGACACAGGTGTTAGGTATTTTAGCGGAAGATAAACTCTCGGGTGCCTTTATACCAGAGGTAAAGACCGCCGGAGAGTTTTCTTTAGAAAACATGGCAGGAATTTTGACAGCATCACCACCTGTTGCTGCTGTATTAGGGATGTCAGCAACCGGAACGTTAAATCAAGATCAAGTGACCGTTATATTGGGACTACCTAAAATACAAATTCAACTTCTATCAAGTACCAATATTCAATGTGCACTTGCAAATCAAACTATAAATGCAGTTATTGTCGGAAGTCAAGCTGTCTTTGGGGGACTTGACACCGTAATTATGGAAGGAGTATTAAAATGAGTTGTTATACTACGTTTTTAGACAACAAATTACTTGATGATTGGATTGGGGCTTCGGCATATTCAGTTCCGGCAACACTTTATATAGGATTATCAACTACAACACCAACGCAAGCCGGAACTTCTTTTACGGAACCGTCAGGGAATGGCTATGCTCGTGTCGCAGTAACAAATAACCTTACGAACTGGCCGGCAGCAGCAAGCGGAGCCAAAAGCAATGCAATACAAATAAACTTTCCGCAGGCAACGGGGAGTTGGGGAGCTACAACTTATTTCGGCATATTCGATGCTACAACAGGTGGAAATCTACTGGCATTCGCAGTGTTGGCCCAGTCGCAAACGATTGTAAATGGCGATACTCCATATTTCCCAGCAGGTTCTCTCGCGTTAAGCCTACAGTAAAGGAGGATAATGTATGTCCACATCTTCAACCAATTATAAATTTTTTGAATATCAGACAACCGACACAGCTGACCTAACACAGATCAACCCAAATTTTACTGCAATTGACGGTAGTCTCGGTCTTATTCCATATGCACTAGATACAGGCGCTGTCAATGCATATGTGGTAACTCTTACGCCTGCACCGACAGTACTAACAGATGGCATAGCAATGGCAGTCAAAATCGGCACTACAAGCACCGGAGCGTCAACGATTAACGCAAATGGTCTTGGGGCAAAACCCATTGTTGATTCGCTCGGCAATGCGATTGCCGGGGGGGCGTTGCTATCAGGAAGCACATACACATTCCGATACAGTTCTTCATTGGCAAAATGGGTTTTGCAGGGAACTATTCAAATCTCAAAATCCGTCCCCACAATGGACGGATCCGCAGCAGCAGGTTCAACTACGCTGGCGGCAGATGCGGGTCATGTTCATCCGGTGGATACGAGCCGGGCTACAGCCGCGCAAGGAACATTAGCGACTAACGCTTTACCGGCAGTCTCCTACACCGCCGCTGATGTATTGACAAAGATAAAAACTGTTGCTGGGACTGGTAGTGGTTTAGATGCAGATAAATTAGACGGTCTAGATTCTACTGCCTTTGCTACAAATGCACAAGGAACACTAGCAGCAAACGCACTACCTTCTGCAAGTTATACTGCGGCTGATGTTTTAGGGAAAATAAAGTCAGTAGACGGAGCAGGCAGCGGGCTAGATGCTGATTTGTTAGATGGACTTGCATCTACAGCTTACGCTACGGCAGCACAAGGAACACTGGCAGCAAATGCTGCTCCGGCAAGTGACCTTGCTGCGCATAAGGCTGATATTGCGTATCAAACCGCAGGGGGGACAGCCACAGCAATAACATTAACTATTGGCGAGACACTTTCTGACGGGCTACCCGTTAATTTTAAGTGCGCTTCCAATAATTCGGCAGCGGCAACAACAATAAATAGTAAACCCTTGTATAAACCAGGAGGTACATCAGCACCCAATCTTATAGCGGGAAAGTATTATACTGCAGTTTATAATTCGGCAGGTGCATGTTTTTTTCTCAAGGCTAGTGCAGAGGGAACTGCCGTTGCTGCAAATGTACTAGCAGGGACAACTTTCAGCAACGACAGTGATACCGGACTGGCGGGAGCCATGACCAATCAGGGGGTGGTGACGATTACCCCAGGTGCAGTTAATCAATCCATAAGCAATTTCTATGCAAGTGGTTCAAAGGTTAGCGGAGATGCCAATTTGGTTGCGGCTAATATTCCAATCGGTGTAAGTATCTTTGGTGTGGCAGGTAGTAGAAGTAATGTTAAAAGTCTGCAAAGGGGAACTGCAACTTTTGGATCATCTGCGACCACAGTAACAGCAACAATTTCTGCTGTTGATTTAACAAAAGCAATTGTAAGAATCTCAGGAATATGGACAAATAATAGTGGCTCAACTTCATATAGTGCTGGGAAAAGTTTGGCTAAGGTGGTATTAACTAATGCAACTACTGTAACTATAACCATAGGTGTTGCTAGTGCCTATGCGCCCACTGTTCAATGGGAAGTTGTAGAATTTAACAATGTTAAAAGCTTACAATCAGGAACGCTTGCCATAAGTGCTTATGGGTTGGAAGGCATGAGTTTAGTAATATCAAGCGTGACGGCAAATAAAGTAATGGCCTTTGCATCTGGAAGCAGTACAGATGATACGACCGTCTTTTCAAAAATAAGAGATTTATCTTGCGCTGTAGTTGACTCAACACATATTACAATAACCACCCCTGTTGCTGAAAGCGTTAATTGGCAAGTTATTGAATTTAATTAAAAGGAGGAATATAAATGTATTTTTATGCTCAATTAAATGATAACAATATTTGTATTGGAGTATCTCAACTGTCTGGAGAGATTATAGACCCCAAAATGATAGCCATCGAATCTGTAGATACAGATAAGATATGGCGTAAATATGAGAATGGTACTTGGTCAACGGATAAGTACGAACCTACCAGTACAGCCCCCATTGATGAATTTACAGCGCTACAAGACACAGTAAACCAGCTTGTATTGAATGCTTTAGCATAAGGGAGGAATAACTTATGTATGAGACTTTATATGATCTTTGGACAAACAGAGCCATAAATGGAATGACAGAAGCAATGCTCGACAAGGCAATAACAAAAACTTGGATTACAACAGATCAAAAGACTACGATTATGGCACAGTAAGACTAATTATGCGTCATAACTAGACGGGACTATCAAGTCAAGTTATACGCATAAAACAGCTGTTTTTGTCAAGTAAAGAACCCAGTTGTGAAAAATCAATAAAATAGGCAATATGGTTGTAATGTAAATTCAGGTACCAGAGCCGCTCCGATTCGGGGGCGGCTTTTACTTTGGGAAGGAGTGAGATATTTGAGTAACAATAATACTAAATTGACGCCGTACGGAACCTTATATTATGTGGACTCTGCCGGCAGTCTGGCGGTGCCAACCACTAATTATGTCTTAAAAAACAATTTGTTAGTCCCGACTCCGGTAGATGCAAATGGCAATCCGCTTGTCACGGTAGCTAGCAGAAGCACTACCGATATAACATTCCACGATGCAGCGGTGGCCCCGGTAGATGGCGCCGTCTTTGATGTGGGCGGCAACAAAACCCTAACCATAGAAATATCTGGCACGTCCACCAGTAGGACAATTGCTTTTATTGGTCGTGGCCCGAGCGGAGAAGATCGCTATATCGCGGGCGTGAAGTTATCTGACCTTTCAGTCGCGACAGGGTCAACCGGCGCTGGTGAGCTGTGGCAGTTCGATATAACTGGCTTAACATCTGTCCTGATGAAAGTGCCTGCCGTCGCCGGCGGCAACGTGACCGTAAAAGGAAGGGCGGTGGCATAGTGGACATTATCTCTTTGGCCTCTTCCATGCGCTATACAGATCAGCGAGTATTGAGCGTCGATAACCGTGCAATTAAAAAATACACGGTTAATTTTAGTGGTTCCAATCCAGCCGGGACAAGGGCTGATGACGCAGTCGGCATGGTGGCTGGTGTGGCGGTAGGCTCTGGCGCGGCAGTAAACAACTTCGACGCCGTGTCTTTTTTTAACCGCCCTATCTGCTGCGGTAATTTTGACGCAAACGGCGTAATGCACATCAATGCCTATCGAGGCGAACCCGGTTTTGCCTGGGACGGATCAAACGGAGAATTATGGCATGAGGAAACTCCTTTCTATTGGAAGGGTGATTTACTGACTACCGTCAGCGTCACGGGCACTCCCTGCGAGGGTTATGAATTGTCTCCGCGATTCCCGAATGGGACAGACAAGCAATACAGTCCGGTGTACTGGATGGCAAGCGTAAATAACGTCGCAACATCACGCAGCGGGGTATTCCCAACCTACAACTCCTTAAACGGGCACATGACTGCGGCCAGAACCTACAATGCCACCAAAGCCCACACGGAGACGATGGCCGCTAGAATGTCTGACTATATTCTGCAGCTGGTCGAGTTCGCGACGAAAGACGTCCAAAACATAATGATGGGTGCGTGTAACTTATCTTACACCGCGTCCCATGTTGCCACCGTGGCCGAGAACGGCGTAAACCGCATCATTATTGCTAACGCATACGCCGACACATATGTGGTAGGACAGACGATAGCCATTGGCGCGTCCGCTGGCGACGGTGCTGTATGTGAAAATCGTGTTATAACGACCATTGCCGTTTATGATGCCAATAATAAAGCGATATCTTTTGACGGCGCCGCAGTAAATATTGCGCTCGGCAAAGTTATCTCCTCTCGTGCCTGGAAAAACGGTGCGACGGATATTATAACAGCCTCCAGCGGATCACCAGTGAGTAATACCAGCGGCAAATATCCGTGCATCTGGCGGGGTAAGGTCGACCCCTGGGCAGATGCCTTTAGTGCCATATGCGATATCCTGATACAACAAACAGGGTCGGGTACAACAGGAGATCCTTATGTTTATACGCCGTATTATCTAAAAGATCCCAGAAAGTACAATGCGGGTACTATCACCGCGGATTACGTAAAGTTAGGGTATACGATCCCCGGAGCTGATGGGTACGCAGAGACTCTGGGATATGATGCCCGATATAAATTGGCCAGGCTGACTGATGCGATTGGAGCCAGCAGCACGACATATCTGGCAGCATATTATTACTACCCGAGATATGCGGTCTGCGTGGCCTTTGTCGGCGGCGGCTGGATCAGCGGGCGTTATTGCTCCCCGGTGTACTTCTACTGCAACAACGCGCCGTCTTACTCGAACATCAACCGCCTCGCGCGTCATTTTTATAGAATAAAATAAAAGTCTTGCGTGCCTAGTTCCTTACCGCTTGGTAAAAATTGTCGTTACGGCAGGGATTAGTAAGAGGATGGCCAGCCATCCTGCCCAATATCCTTGAGACTATAAAAAAGATGAGGTTATATATGCACTCATTCAATGTAGATGATAAATTAAAAGACCGTACAATCATCAGGGAAGCTCTTATTAAGACATGTAAAGCCAAAAAGAAAAAGAGAGTTGGCCCCAATAGAAAATACAAACAAGCTCAATGCATACTCGCACACCTGAACGAATACACGGAAAAGACACTGGGAATCGTGTTGGCATTTGAGGCCAAGAAGTTGGCCGAGGAACGCGGAGATACTGTCTCCCCGGAAGTATTAGAAAAATCCTTTGCTCCGCGCAAATGCGTTACTTTTACCACAAAAGATGGACCGGACAAAAAGACCAGGGAAATTAATAGCGTCCCTTTGTTCCCCGACCAAGTCATTCACCAGTTGGTCATTATAGCGGCGCAACCGGCGTTAATGCGCGGAATGTATGAATATTCCTGTGGCAGCATTCCTGGCCGGGGTATACATAAAGGAAAGCAATATCTGGAGAAATACATCAACCACCACCTGGAGAACAACAAGGCGGCCATTAAATACGGAGCACAGCTCGACGCCGAGAAATGCTATCGCAGCTTTGCCCACAGTTATTTAAAAGGGCTGTTAAGGAAGAAGTTCCGGGGCAAATTGTTTCTCTGGATAATCTTTAAAATTATCGATAGTTATAATTATGAAATTAGAGATGGTGAAGCTTACGGACTGCCGATTGGGTTCGCAACGAGTCAATGGTTGTGTAATTTTGGAATGACCCCGCTGGATCATTTTATTAAGGAGGTACTGGGAGTAGAGTTTTACCTGCGTTATATGGATGATATGATCATCTTTGCCCGTAACAAAAAGAAGCTCCGAGAAGCCGTAAAGGCTATAGCAGTGTTTCTTGAACCAGTAGGCCTACGAATAAAGCATACCTGGCAGGTTTTTAGGTTTGATTATATTGACCACCAAGGGAGGCGCAGAGGGCGACCGTTTGACACCCTTGGATTCCGGTTCTTCCGTGATAAATTAATTTTAAGGAAACGGTTGGCGCTGGCGATCAGGAGATCTGTGGCAAAAGTTGGTAAAACGGGAAAAGGCGTAACCGCCCATGCAGCAAGGTCGCTTATGTCGCGACTGGGTTGGTTGCGGCATTGCGATTCTTATAATTTTTATAACAAGTATGTGAAACCGTTTATCGATATTAAATATTTAAAGGAGGTAATTAGAAGTGAAAGCCGAGAGCACAATTATGCCGGATGCCCCGTATACGCTTGAGGATTTGGGTGGGGATATATGCGCACTTACATTCTACGAAAATATTACAGAGATGCCGGCTGATCCAGGAGTGGAAGACGCAACTAAGTACCAATACGATGAATATCGATTGGAAGTCAGCAACCGGGATGGCTTAATTGCCAATATTGAGAGCAACCAGTCCGCATGGCTGCAGGCGGCCAAAAATGCTGAGTTCGAAACGTTGGCCACAGAGGCAAGGGGCAAGCGCGACAAACTACTTACGAAATCAGATAAGTACGCGCTCTCAGACTATCCTATTACGGAGGATCAAAGAGATCTGGTCGCAACATACCGGCAAGCCCTGCGCGATGTGCCGGAGCAGGAAGGGTTCCCGTATGAGATTGTTTGGCCTGTTTTAGTTATATAGGCCAGGAGGTAGTAGTGAATATTAAAACTTGCTTAGAACTACTGGAGATAATCGACCAACAGAACAAGCTGATAGCAGAGTTGGCAAATGAGAATTTGGAGCAGGAGTCGATCATAAAAGCTTTGATGCAGAATGAGGAAAAACCGGAACCATTATTGTAGCCACAAAATATTTAGATCGCCAGTAAACGCCCAGTGAGGCGTTACTTTTATGGGGAGGGGTGTGGTGCAGGTTGGGTGGGATTGATTGGGCAAATGTGGGAATAGGGGTGGCGGCATTGCTGGTGATGGCGTATGTGCTGGTGCAAGTTTTGCCCAACAAGCAGGAGGGCCGCCGCAACGAGGACGCGACGGAGGCCTTAACTCAGGCGCTGACGCAAGTGATTGAAAACAATACTAAGGCCATAGAACAGATGTCAACCGTTTTTCAGGTCAGTTTTGCGCGTCAGGATGCTAAGCTGGATGAAGTTGTGGACTATGTTAGGAGGTGCCGGCAGTGATAAGAGGTGTTGATAAATGACTGTTTCGGCTCTGATTATCCCATGTATCGCGCTGTGCTTCCTGGCCATGCTGGTGGACCGATTTGTTAATTTCTTAGAGCAGGGAATTAAAAGAATTAAATGGCTTCCTCTTAACCGGATTGACGGAACGATTGCTTACCTAATCGTCTTTGCTGCCGGTTTTTTTGTTTGTTGGCGCGGCCATTTTGATTTCTTCACCTTTCTAGGGTTCGCATTCAATCGTTCATGGGAAGGATGGTTGCTGACATCACTGGTTCTGAGTGGCGGTAGCAAGTTTGTACGAGAAAGCTTTGGCCTGACAGGGTTCATACCGCAAGTGATTTCTGGTGTTTATAGCACATTCAGTTCTTTGGGGAATTCGACTGCTGTAGACGCGCCAGTTGCCGATCCAGTTGCACCGGCTACGCCCACAGCATCTACAGGTGATGACGTGGGCGTGAACACATCGGGTACGCCTCTATAGAGGCAGAAAGGAAATAAATTATGAGTATCGAAATACATGACGCCCACTTAGATTTTAAGGGCACTTTAAAAGTTAGGGGAGTCACAACCCAAATTGTAGTACACCATTCAGCTGGCAACCCACTTCTCACAGTCCAGCAGATCCACGCTGAACACCAGGCAAAAGGCTGGGCAGGGATTGGTTACCATGATTACATTGATCATAACGGGATTATCTGGCTTGGCAGACCGGAGAATATGATTGGCGCCCACGCATACCAGGACGCTACCCACGAAGCCAATAGCAATGGCATAGGTATTTGTGTGGCCGGAGATTTTACCAGCATACAACCAAATGCACTGCAAATGGCATCTCTTGTGTCCTTAATAAAAGACAAAAAAACCAGATATCCAAATGCAGCAGTTCGCAAACATTCTGACGTAATGGCGACGCAATGCCCAGGGTTATCTTTCCCCTGGGCCGCTTTAATAGCGGCTTTAAATGGCACATCTGACAACGCCGCTTATTTCAGCGCCTTGGCAGAGTTGGTAAGGGATAAGGTAATCAGTTCGCCTGACTACTGGCAAAATTGTGTAGTTAACAACTCGCCTGTTCGTGGCGATTGGATGGCTATAGCCATTTTGAAGATGACCAATAAGGGCGACCTGCAGTCAGCCTTAAACGTCTTAGTTGCGGTGGGTGCCATTAGCTCTCCCGACTACTGGCTGGCAAACTGCGCAGCGGGGAAAACGGTTGCTGCGAGTTATGTCAAAGTCCTGATCGTCAATGCTGTTACCAAATTAAAATTATAGGAGGTATTTGGAATGTTGAACACAATTGAAAGCATAGTACCTATAGCCATGTTGTATGCTCTGGCCTCGATCGTAGGTTTAATATTACTGGACTGGTTGATTGGTGTTTGTGCCGCGGTCAAGCAGGAAAAGTTTGATGTCCGAAAACTACCTCAGTTTATACCGTCGAATATTGTCCCGTATATCGGCGGTTTATTGGTCCTGGCAATTGCAGCTTTAATTGTTACCAGTTTTGCACCGGTATTTTATGCAGCAGCTGCAGCGGTGGCGGCTAAATTTGTTACTGATATAAAAGATAAAGCAATTGTGATCTTCGGTAAGACTGTTATTGAGGCCGCTGCAAGTTCCACAGTTGATACTAATGTTGCTTATTTAACCAAAATCGAAGCCATGTTTACTGATATTAAAAATATTATTGAGCCCACAAAATCGGCGGCTACTCCGGCGGACATTATTAATACTATAAAGACAGCACTGGGGACCTTGGAGAGCTTAACGGAAACGGTTGAGCCCGCAAGCACTTCGGATTCAACTCCGGCTGCAATGGTCGCTGAACCTATAACTGCGCCAACGACATAGCGGGAGGGGATGATCCTCATCTGTGGGGGCCTAATCAGCCCCCAATCATTTTAGCCCGGCTTTGGCCGGGTCTTTTTGATTATCTTAACCTTTTGGAATTAAATTGAATAAATTGAATAAAAAATACTAAAGTTATTTCCAAAATGAGGTGGATGATATATTATGAAAGAAAAAATAATAATACTAAAGACAAAGGAGGCGCAGAAGCAAATGGATCAAATCGAAAATGAAATAAAAAATATCTACCAAAAGCATCCTGAAATAGAAAAAGCGATGAATCTGTTTCGGATTTCTGAAGAAAAATACCAGATGTCAATTAATAGTTTATATAAGCCAGTTATTGTCACTAAAAATTCAACTACGTTAGGAGAATGAAAATGGTACCTACATGGACAAGAATTGGCAAGGAAATTGAAAAAGATAATAATGACTTTGATAAAGTGAGAAGACGTTTACTTAAAGCTTTAAGTGATTACACTGGAAGAAACACTATAATATATGCAACTGATTTTCTTGAACCAGAAAGAGGAAAACCACTTGCTGGGGTTAGTCTTGATTTAAATGATAAAAGTGGATTTTTTGAAGTTACGGAAAATCTCGTTGGCCCTTCACTTGATATTATAATAGAAAGTCCAGGTGGATCGCCGGAAGCTGCCTTGGCTATTGTTAATATGTTAAGAAGTAAATTCACAGATATTAGATTTATTATACCTAATGTTGCTAAAAGTGCAGCAACTATGTTAGCTCTATCAGGTAATGCAATATTGATGGATGAGAAATCTGAACTAGGACCAACTGATCCTCAAATGGTATTTAAGCGAGATGGAGCAACAATGATGGCTCCAGCTCAAGCGATATTAGATCAATTTCAAAAAGCCACAAAATCAATTAGTTCAGACCCAACATTACTTCCAGCATGGATACCAATTTTGAACCAATATGGACCTTCTTTGCTACAGGAATGCGAAAATGCAATAAGCTTAACAAAACAATGGACAGCCAATTGGTTACAACAATATATGTTTTCAGAGGATCCAGATAAAATTGTAAAATCCGAAGCTATAGCAAAAGAGTTTGCTGATAATACAATACATCTAAGTCATAAAAAAATGATTGGTATAAATGATGCTAAAAAAATGGGCTTAAAGATAATTGATATGCGTGAGGACAAGCTTTTACAAACAAAAGTTTGGGAACTATATCAGAGTATTAATATAACTTTTAGTGGAACTGGTGCAATAAAAATATTTGAAAATCAATTGAACGATGCATACATACAAGTAGCGCAACAAATTCAAATACCGCTGGGAGCACTTCAAAATCAGGGACAAGCCCCTTTTCAAACTCCCAGTCCTCCCGCACTTATGACCAGGCAACAGAAGCGACAAGCAGATCGACAAAACAGATAA